AGGTTCTGAAGGTAAAGTCAATAGTTTTCTACAAAATCATAATGCACAACACCATTGATTTCACTCCTGAACATGCGCTTAAATTTTAGTCGTTTAACTTTGAAATCAAGCTCAGTAGGTTTTACATCTGGGTCATGCACCAATTTAATTTCAGGTGCTTCGTGAACTTCAACTTCAATGATATCAAAATCTTTTTCATATCCAACCTGATGAACTCTTACTGTCATTGAAGAATCACCTGGAAAATTATGCAGATGAACAGTTTGCATTCAGTCTATTTCCTTTTCAAAATCTAAACCACGACGACGAAAGTACTCCAAGTCTCGTTTAATCTGAAGGTTAGAAGAATTGAAATCAAGTTCAGCTTCTTGATCTTTCTTGCCTTCGACATAACGAGTGACTTTGTTTCCTTGGATTAATAACAGGAGTGGCTTCACACTACATGTACCTCTGTTCTGTCGTAATTGAATTCAAGTTCAGCAGGCAACCACCCGTGCCTTACATCGTAGTATTTCACAGGCTTATCCCCATGTCCTTGATCTTCAAGTTTCTGAAGTTCTTCTTTAAGTTCTGTTACTGTCATTTAATATACCTCAATAAAGTATTCCGATTCATCTTTGTTTGAACTGATACAGAAATCAGCTAACTGATAAGTATCGTGACCTTCAATCTTTAAGAGATAGTCACTAAAACCTTTGTCTGAAAGTTCTTGTAACTGCTCAATAGCTTCATTAACTGTCATATAGTTCCTTTCGTTTTGTTCTATTCACTCAATGCAAAGCTTCTTAGCTTCAGCGATGTAGTAATTATAGTCCAAATCCCAGCTAAAGTTCTTCATATCGTTACAGATTTTTACGTTCCACTCTTTATCAATCGACAACCTGCGATCAGCAGGATCATAGGACTTAGAACAGTCATCAGAACCGTGAGCTAAAGCTGGCACCAACTTCACAAGTTTACCAGAATTCTCAGGATCTGTACTAGGATAGTACCTGCAAATGTTCTGTTGTTGTATTTCTGCACCACAGGCTTTCACCAGAACCAGCTTAGATGACCTTGGAACCTTGGTTCGTAGCATGAAGTCAAACTCATCCTTGTGGTTCATTACAAAGGCTTCTAGAGGGGTTCCGTGCACCATGTAAGCTTCAGCAGCTTTAGGGATGACCAAGGCTGACTGGTTCTGATGCCAACCAAGGTCTTCGTATTGATATGCACCTTTGCGTTTAACCTTACCGTTGGTTCCAACTGCGATATACGCATTGACGTTCTGAATGAACATCTTGGTGTAATCAACAAACTCAAGATTCAACTTAACTTGTTGTTCCCATTGTTTGCAGACTTCCGCGTACTCTTCTTCTTTTGAACGCAAGCAAGCTACTGTAACACCGTCGGTATTTGCTTGCACAACTTTCAGACCTTCAATCTGAAGAAGTTTATCAACCAAAAGACACAATGACAATTGACCGTTTACAGTAATAGACATTGTGAATTTAGGATCATAGAAAACTGAATATTTGTCATTGGATTTACCATAGGTTCCATTCAGGGCTAGTTTCAGCATTGCATTCTCAGCAGAACCTTTAGGTTGGGCTTTACGTTGTTCGTACATATCTTTGTAGATATCGCAGAACTTTTCAGTAAGATGCTCAGGATAGATTCGATTACTGATTGCAATGTTGGGGTACATACTTGACATAACCTTGTATCTTTCAATACAAGCCGGACTATATCTTAAACAAATTTCTTCCAAATAAATCCTCGGTAGGATTTCTTGTAGCCGTTCATACAATTGTAAATAGCAATTCTGAAGTAATCAGGATTTTCTTCTATCACTTCCAACATTGAATTCCATTCTCTTACGAGAACACCTTCTCTGGTGTATTGATAAATTTTAAAGATTGTTTTGGCTTTAGAAACATTCTTTCGCATTTGTTCTTTTATTTCCGGGTTGTTTTCCCAGAACTTCTTACTTGCTACAGAATGTTTTCTTCTTGTTTCTTCACTTGAATATCTTCCAGAACTATGTAAATGTTTTGCTATTTCAGAAGCTTTTACTTTCTGATCTTCACTCCATTTGTTACCATAGTTCGGATTATTTTCACCAACATTGTTGACTCGAATAAGTTCTTTTGTTTCTTCTGAGACAATGCACTTTGTGCTTGTGTCTAGTCTGAGATTATAACCAAACCCTCGATCAACTGTGTTGTAGTACAACATCCAGTAAAGTTCTTTCTGAGCCAACAAAGGATCACTTACTTCTAACTCTTCAATGTATTCAAATTTAAAAGAATCTTCTCCGTGTGATTTGAAAGCATTGAATAAGTGACGATTGCAATCCTCTGATCTTTCTTTCCTTCTTAGTAAGGATAAATGAGAAGCCCATCTCTTTTCAATCTTGACGGACTTTCCAATATATCGCTTTCCATTTGCTATATTTACTATTGCATAAATTCCACATGTCATTTGTTCCCTCGCGCTTCGAATTTAATGTTCTATTCTATTAGGTTGTATCCTAATTGTCAATACTGGTTAAATCCTACTCTACTCACTTCCGCACTGCTTCATTACTGCGTGTTTTCGATAGTCTCTGAACCTTACTCATTTTAAAGAGTCTTGGCTGCTGATTGTCCAATCTTTGTAATTTTCTGACATTCGCATTTACCGTTTCCGGTTGTGCTGTAGTTTACAAAGCTCTAAGGAGTTTCCAGCAATTCACGAGGTTTATAGACGCCTCAAGTTTCCTCAAACGTCTGCATCACGAATAAAATACTTACTCGTTTCTTTTACTACTTTATTCAATAAGCTACCATGAATACCACCTACACCAAAGTCATACCTGAAACCTTCTACAACTACATTCAGTGTTTCGGCTTCGTTCCAACAACCCCAATAGGATTTCTTTGGTACACGGACTTTCTTTACCTTCACCCTACCTTTAGCGTCAACTGTATTTTCAGTAACGTGGTTACCTTCTTCATCAAACAAGTATTCGGTAGCTTTCAGTTCTTCTTCTTCAACCCAACCCAAAGGGTAATCCTTCTTGAACTTCTTGATTTCTAGATCAGAAGGTTTAGTTTTGAACTTAGTCTTCTTGACTTGCATTTCTGCGTACTGAGCTACAGCACCAAGTCGGTGTTCTTCAATGTCACTGAATACACCTTTGGTTTCTGTAATGATCTGAGAATCAAACCATTCTTTAACTGCAATGAATTCCGGTCGAGTGAAATCGTAATAATCAAACAAGCATTCACTTAGATCAATTTCAGGTCTAGGTGTTTGGTTCATTACTTTCTTACCATTCTTGTACTTGTACAACGGAATACTGGCTTCTTCTAGTTTCATGACAAAGTAATCCGCACCGATCTTTGTGTCATCATGATTCATGAAATTACGGTTGTACTTGGCTGAAAGTTGCTTTCTGAACTGAACCTGGGACTTGCTTGCTTTTAGGAATACAAGAGTCATCCGTACATCATGCAAGTTGTATTCCTTGAGCTTCTTGATTTGCTCAGAGTCAAGGTAAGAACCTACAGCATAAGGTAAGTCTTCGATATTCTGCTCTCGCATGTTGAACTCAAGCATTTTCAGGCTTGTAGCTTTTGCTTTGTTATTGAAGTGCCAGATTCGGTACAAGTCAATCTGAGGGACTAACCTATCATCGGTCTTAACCGAAGAACCAAAACCATCCTTGAACGAATCAATCTGTTCCTGTGCATATTTCCAAACCTTATCAGCAATAGCTTTACCTGTCTGTACTTTGCATTCGGTCAAGAGTCGATGAATAACAGGGTAGTCAAACCCCAAGGAATTGAAACCAACCATATCATGACCTTGTTCTTTGATGTAATCAATACAGGCTTCGATTCGGTTAATTTCATTGGCTTGGAATGAAACCTCAAAGACTTTCTCGTGCTTTCCATCTGCTCGGGTAATAGCGAACAGAAAACAGTTAGGGTAAGTTTCAATGTCCCAAACCCACAGTTTATCTAATTCAAGTTCCATTCAAAGTTCCTTATAAGTTAATTAACATCACCATTCAACCATGCGTCAAGATCATGCAATCGGTGAGTCTTGTTGCAGTAGTACATTGAACCGGCGTTACCTGTTACACCTGTAGCTCGGTTCTTACTCAAGACAACATGCGTTGTATTTCGGATTGTATCATCTTCTGCGTACTTGTCACGTTGCATCATTGCAACCCAACTTGCTGATTTGATGATTGAACCACTGCCGAAGATAGCTTCTTCAGGGATAAACGAACCTGAGCTTGCTGAATCTTTATTAGTGCTACTCTTTCGGATGTGAGCAATCAAGATAAAAGTTACGTTGTAGTTCTTTACCATTGACTTCAACCATTTCATGAAAGCTGCTTGTTCTTCATTAGGTAGCCCCTCGAATAAATCGCTAACAGGGTCACAGATAATCACCTTAACCCCGCAAGAAATAATCATTTCTTCAATCTTGTCTTGTAGAACTTCAATGCTACCATCTCGTTCATCAATAACCATGAAACGGTCTGAACCATCTTCTGTTTTGAATAACTCATCAGCTTTCTGTTTGACTTCTTCAGAGGAAACATAAGCTAACTTGTCATCCGTGTTTTTGATATTAGCAATCTTATTCTGAATGTGCCGACTGAGCATTGCTTGTGCATATTGACCGCAAGTTAATTCCAGCGAAACTACACCAATCTTGTGAGGTGAATTGAATAACCAGTAATACAAGCATTCATTGATTACTGTAGTCTTGGCTGCACCTGTACCTGCTGCTAGGACACCAATGGAACCTAGTTCTACACCGCCCAGCATTTCATCTAATTTAGTCAAGAAAGGAGGTAGAGGGATCTTTGCGATACCAATGGACTGCAAGAGCTTTTCATACAACTGAGAGCTACCTACTACACCAGCAGGCACATAGGTTTCAGCGTTGTAGAAGTCAGAAATGAAAGCTCGTTGTTCGCCTTTCTCAAGGTATTCATTAGGGTCTTTATAGCGAAGTTTCATAAGCTTTACCTTACCCTTTGGTAGAACACCTAGAACCTTTTCTGCTGCTGCTTGCCCTGCTTTGTCGTTATCAAAGGCAAGGATGATGTTATCAAACGAATCAAAGAACTTATATTGACTAGCAATTTGCTTTGTTGAATTAGCACCTACAGTTGGGCTTACCACTGCTGTTTCAAAGTCAGAACCTTTGCTACTGTTGTATTCCTTGAACATCTGATACGCGCTGAGGGAATCCACTTCACCTTCAACCAACAGAAGATACTTACCGCCTCGATTGAATTTAAACTGCATGAACAGTTCGCAATCAGATCCGGTACGACCTACGCTTCGGAATGTCTTAGGTAGTTCACGAATCTTATAACCTGTCAGTTGCCCTTCTTGGGTGCAAGGGTAGTATTGATCTGTAAGATTATCTTCATCATCGTAGAAGTGCCTTACACCAAAATACTTGTAGGTTTCATCCTTGATACCTCGATAATCAGAACCAGATACAATGGAAAGTTCCTTAACTAAATCGCGTTCTTCCTGAGTAATAATAGGTTTTGTTTTCTCTGCTTTTTCAATCTTGTCAGCTACCATAACTTTTTCCTTTTGTCTGGTTCGATTATTCTTTGGTTTGTTCTCTTCAATATACTCTTTACTTGGTACTGTAAAAGAACAAACGAAGCAGTGCAGTGACCCATCATCATAGACAGCGCACCCATCACTACTTCCGCAATTATCACAGCTTTTGTGATACTTATAATTTGCCATCTAGATCCTTAATTAACCAAAAGAACCTTCAGTAGTTACAGAATTGAAATGCTTGCCACAAATAGTGCATTCATCCCAGGTTGTACTGCTGGATCTATAATCATATCCTCCGCTAGAATAATGCTCTTTCTGAACAAGCATCGGGTGATGACAATCAGCTTTGATCTTCTTATCAATTGCAAGAATTTCATCTTCAAGTTGCTTCTTTTGATAAGTTAAAGCTGTTCGTTCTTCAACTAGATTCAGGAGATTTGCATTCTTCTTACTATCTGATTTAATCATCTTCTGATTCCTCTAATTCTTCTTCAATATAATCAAAAGGATTAATGCCTGAAATCCCACCAATACCGAATAGGTCAATAGCTTTCTGGTGCTTTGATTCAGCGTCAGGTTGACCAGAAAAGTAATCCTTAAACATTTCTGCTTTAAGGCGGAATGAAACATCAGAATGCTTACCCAGGACTTCACCTAGGTAAACAAACTTACCAATTGAACCCTTGACAGATTGCTCAAGAGCAATGAATAAACCACTGATTTCTCCACAGCGGCCACAGTCTACATAGAATGAATATAGTTTGAACATTTGTTTTCCTTTATTAGTTACTCATATCATCAGGGCTTCGGATTGCACAGAAAGTCGGAAACCTTGGTGTATCACCTTGCATCCCTACTTCAAAATACTTCACCTTAGCTAACTGGCCAAGTAGACTTTCTCGCTGATCCCAGAGGCTCTTTCGGGTAGCATCATCAAAACCTGTACCTACACCAAAGATTGTACCTGAAGCTGTTTTGCAAAGCAATGCCCCAAGTGTATCCAAAGCTACAAGACCTTCCTTGGAAGTGCTACGAGAAGTCCTGCCTAGCTCATTGATTACAGCTTCGTTTGCGTTGTGGTACTTAGGTTCAAAACCTACGATCTCAAATTCAGAATCAACGAATAGCTTGCGCTTTAGAAGCTGCTGAGATTTAACTGTACTGCGACCGAACTTGTACTTACCGTCTAAGGACTTCAGCATTGTTCCTTCGAAACCTTGTTCAAGAGCATCCTTTTCAAATGCTTCAAGCTGTTTGGGGTTTTCAATACGAACCTGAGTTACACCCCAAACTTCCTTTGGTAGTTCATCCTTGATTTGTTTCTGTAACAGATCCTGATAACGCTCAAAGGCTGTCTTATCAGTATCAACAACATCAAAAGCAAAGAAGGTAAAATCCTGAACCTTGTCAATTGACATTACAACCGAAGTAGTCTTACTGAAGACCAAAGGATCTGTTTCAGAACCTACAATAAACTCCCCGTCAAGGCCTTCTAGAGCCTCTTGGTTGAGCTTGCACCATTGTTGGATATGCAGGTTAGGTAGGGGCTTCAGAGAACGACTGTAGGCGATTCCGCCGAAGATGCACCCTCTAAGGCCGTCTAATTTTACAGACGCCATTACTGGAAATTTCACCTGAGAGGTTTCAGCGGAAACTGCTAACATGGGTTTGAAATTATCTGGTTTCATATTATCCTTTAAAATATAATGTCGTCATCAAACATGTCACTGTACTCTTGTTTCTTCAAAGCTTTGTACTCTGAATCCAAAACAATAGCTAATTTCAAATCTCCTTCAGTTGAAGGTGACTGCTTGTCAGCCCAATTCATAACTTGCATATAGTCCCTGAAGTCAGTAATTTCTTCTGTGTAATTGAACGGAACAATTACGTAATACTCTTCTGGTTTATTTCTTGGATATTCTGAAACAGGTAAACTGTCTGAGTTTTCACGCCAACCCCAACAGAGAACCATGTCTTCTGTACTTTCGTAATCCCAACCTCCATTGATTACTCTACCTGTCTTTACTGATAAGCCATGGTGAAATTCTACATCATCGAGGTAAAGGTTATAAGGGTAAAGAACTACTTTCATCTTAACCCCTGAATTGCTCAAGCTGAGGATACTTCTTAAACAACTCTTCTTGTTGTTCCCGTAAAGCATAAAAGCAAAACACCTTCACCATAGCCTGAATCATATCTTGTCCATATTGACTGAAATTATCAGAATCTCTTTTCATTGCGTTATCAATATGCCATTGCATTTCTTGAATGACAATCTTATCTTCAAATTCTAGTTCGTTTGAGTTCATGTTAATTTCCTTTATAATAAATAGAGAACACAGCTTCGCAAGCAGGACAATGAAAAGCCTTGAACTTGGTTTCTTTGTAGAAATCCAAGAAAGGTTTCAATAAAGCTTGATCCAAGACACGATCTGTATTTTCATTCTTGCAGTAAATGCATATTTCATTAGGATCACGCAAAGGGTGAGTCCTACCAAAAGTAGAAGTAAAATTACTTGGATCTTTCCAAGGAAAAGCTGTTCTACCTATTTCAGAGTGAGTTAATTGTTTCATGATTTATTAAATACACTCAAGATACAATTGATACCTTGAATGAATGTATGCTGCTCTACGGGGTTCAATTCATTCCAACTTCGGGTATCACCGAATTGCAACTTGATCTTGTCCCAGAATAATTCTACTTGACTTTGTTGGTTCATACCAGTTTCCTTTAAGATACATAGTATTCTGAATCGTAATCATATTCACCAAGACCCTCAGAGGTATCATGATCAACCGTAGTATAACCCAGATGATTTAGGATTTCTTCCATAAGTTCAGCTTCTGACCAATCATTACCCCCAAGGCAATGAGCTTGAGGTTCAAGGGTAAAACTAGAACCATCTGGGAAGGTTACTTCATAACCAGTAGCCCAGGAAGTACCGCAGGTGTCGCAGTCATACTCATCTGACAGAGGTTCGATTTTGATGTGTTTTAGATTCATTTGAAGCAATTCTCCTGTTTAAATACAAAAGGTTTTAGTGAATCCAACTTTGTAAATGGTGTCACAGATTGAAGCTGATCCATATTGTCTTTCCAGAATTTACTCAGCTTAAAAGGTACTGCTTCAAGTAGAGGTTCACCAAAGATAGCACAAGGGATGATTGCAAGGAGTAGAACTAGTAGTGAAATAGGATTCCACCATCGAAATACTAGTCCGATTCCATCGCCGTCTTTGTGCAGACGGATGCATCCAAGGAGCCACAGTAGGTTTCCAGTAGCACTCAACTTATGGTATACGTGTGTTTTCTTATTTGTGTTCATCAGGATTTTCCCTCCTATTTTCTACGCGGTTGTTCCACTTCTCAATCAAAACAGAATCCTCTACAGATAATTGCATTACATGACCCGAGTATAATTCAGGATCAGTTGCAGATAGGATTTTCATGAGTTGTTTTTCTTCCCAACTAAACGAAGTTTCAACACCCCACCAATCCCAGAGATACTTGTCGTCTGAGTAATCCCTTAGAACTTCCAGATCATCAGTATCCTTCGGTTTCCCAAACAGATTCCAGAAGTTCCTAAATTGAGGCTTCAGGCGATCTTCCTTGATAAAGGCTACCCAGGCATCAACCTTCTCTTTTCGAAGCAACATGAGCAGTTCTAGAGCTTCCTTGCAGGAGTTGTGAACCCAGAGTTCACTTCGGGTAACGTAGCTTGTTGATTTACTCATATACCACCTTATACGTAGGTTCTTTTACTGAATACACATCAGGACAAGCCTTGATATTATCCCAATGCTCTGAAGCTTTTACATGCTCAGGGCCGAATTGGTACTTCCACCAAACCATACCTGAATTCTTAACAAAACCATCAGAAACCTTCAGGACTTCTTCTGTTGCATCAATACCAAAGACTTCTGAAAGGTAATTCACTTGTTCTTTGGTGAAGGTGATAACTTCTGTAGCTTTCACAACAGGTTCTTCTTTCTTGATCCAGATAATCGACTCATCTGAACAGTTACTGTGAGCCAATAATGATTCACATAAATTACGATCATGTTCAGCAATACAACCATCACAAGCATATGTATCTTCAACTGCAACGTACGTTACTCCATGAACTACACAATTAGAGATTTCATCAACAGTGCAGACTTTACCATCAATTTCACAAGTATTATCCATAGTATTTCCTTTAAGTAAATTCAACTTCTTTGATACCACAAGCCTTGATTGCGCTTTGACAGATCAAGCAAGGTTTTGCATTACCTAAGCTACCATCTTTAAGCACTCTGCTTACAAACATCTTGTAAGGCTTCTGGTGATCCCTTAGCTTAACTATAGCATGAACTTCGGCGTGCAAGAAGATTTTTTCAGGTAATCCTACTTTGTCTGCGTGCAACTTCTGCAAAGGGTTGGACTTGCAGTAAGAATTCCTACCAATGCTCAGGACTCTTCCTCGCTTGTCGTAGATGATAGCAGTAATGTCTTGTTTCTGTGCCATACCTACTGTTTATTGGAGTAATCATCTGTCTCAACCTCAACAGCATGAATTGTACCTTGAAAAGTATCTTGAATCCACCGAAGGCTGTGAACAATTGCAGAAAAGATACAGATCATTAGAATTGCAGATAGAAAACCCCAGATGAAATACATAATAACCTCCTTAAAGAATTCCCTCTTTGCTTCGCAATAGGTTATTTTGTTTCACAAAACACCTTCCAACTGTTCCCTAATAATCCGAATCAAGACAGGGTCCATGTGTTCGTATTGATCAGGAATATTCAAGGTAACAATTTCCTTGTGCTTCCCAAGATCATCAAGATCGAACTTTTGACTAACTCGGTTTGTGTTTTCTTGGTTAACAAACACAACAGTTTCAGCCCAAGCAAGAAGGTCAGTAGTAACAGGAATCAAAGCATAATGCTCAGAACCTGCACAACGAGTATTGTACTCAGCAGCATAGATTCTAGCACAGGTTGCACTCCGAAGAATGCCTGCACTACAAACAAATAGAACCTTGCGATCTTTACCTTGATAAGGGTTATCTCAAGGACTTGATGCCGAAAAGATAATGTCACTCATTGTTTGAATAGGTGAATTAGTTTCACCGATTTGTTTAGTTTTCATTGATAGATTCCATCCTCAATAGCTCGTTGTTTAAAGATTTCGATTGCTTTGTATTCTAATGCACTACACAACTCTGGTAGACGCAAATCTTCTGCACCCCACCAGTAACTTTCTGATTTACCAAAGATTTCTTGCATCAAAGCAAAAGTACCTTGATTATTGCACCAATCTTCAATAAATAGAATCTTAGCCACTGGTTTGTTATCTGTAAACCTAGAAGCTTTTTCGAAGTAACCTATGACGTAATCAAAGTTGGTACCAAAAGAATCCATGTCTGAATAACCAGTATTAGCAATATAGAAACCAGAGATTACTTTTGAATTTTCATCAATACCGAAAGGTACAAGTTGGATTAAGGATTTAAGCATTAGAAAACTCCACCGTATTCTTCTGAACGACCGTCATGATAACCTTCTCGGTAAGAGTCTCGGCAAGCTTGATCAATCTCCACCTGCATATCTTGTTGACCTTTGCGGTAACCATTGTCGAATTCATCATTGGCACCAAGTAGATACCCATGATCTGCACCTGCATTCCAAGCGGCGGCGTAAGCAACCTTAAAGATTTCCCAATAAGTTGCAAAGCGTTCAAACTGAGTAAGATTACCTTGTGATTTACCGAAGTTAGTATCGCAGTATTCAATGAAGATCTGCTCTGGGGTAGTTTGATTATTCATTTGAAATACACCGATTCCATTGCGTTTTCAAAACTAGTAAAGATTTCAAAACCTGTTGCGTGATGCCAGATTACAATCTCATTACCGTACTGGTGCTCTTTGTCAGAGATATAAAACTCTGACTTCTTAAATCGTTCTACCTTCTGTTCGAAGGTTTCTTCTGAGATGTTTTGGAGGTCCAAGTAAAATTCTTCATCGTCACCAGAGTAATACTTACCGTCAATATCGTATGACTGATAACCACGAGTTTCTACTTCTGCGGTAATTGAATAATTACTATCTAATTGTTCAAACGCAAATGCAGTACTAAGAATCCGAACCTTCAAACCAGAACGAGTCTGCAAAGGTTTTGTGAAATCAATCTTGTTTGTGTTAGTCATGGTTTGTTTCTCCTGTGTAGAGTTCAATAGTATTATCTGGATTATGCACAAAGCAAGTTACTTCTGACCAGTACCAACCTTCGTTGTATTGATAGAGTTCAGGAATAAGAATTGTAGCATCATCTGGTAGCGATCAAGTCTGCTTGTGAGCGTCTTGGGATGTCCTTGAGCATTTCAAATAGTTCTTCCTTTTGCATTCAGACTCCAAAAAGTTCGGTAACAAGGTTTCGGCAAATTTCAAAATCCAAGTCTGTCAAAACATGAAACAGTTCATTACGTTTATTCACCCATGCATCAAACCAGGGTTCATCAGGAGCACGACCGAAGTTCCATTCTACTGCATCTTCAATAAGATCCTGAAGTCTTTTGATTTCTGTAATGATAATATCTAAATGATCAGGGTGAATGTCTTTCATTGTACATCCTTCACTTTGTTTAGTTCAGCAAGTGCCAATACCAATGACCTGATCAATTCTGACTGATTATACCAGTCACTCTTGCGTGAATTCATTGGGTTGATCTTACTAAGTCTCTGTGTCTCTTTCTGGATACACGAGTTTAGATAAGCTTGCACCTGAGATAGTTGATACTTATCCATCAAGAAATATCCTTTGATGTTTTACCTGTATCTTCGCCTGTATAACTATCATAAATCCTGTCATACCAAAGGAACATGGGATAACCTGCATTAATCGCAGCTTGTTGGCAGTTATCAATCCAACCGTACCCTACAGGAGGGAAGAAGATGTATTGGTATATTAGCATAGTTTCTTTGAGTAAGAGTTCATTTGTTTGTTTCCTTTAAATCAAACCGGCATCTTGTAACTCATTCAGATGCCACCAAGTTCCGGTATTTGAACAAATAACAATCAACTTATCATTCGGATCGCATCTTAGCACAAGACCATAAGAAGATTTCATCCGTTGTAGAAAATTGACAATCATTTGTACAGAACCATCTTGGTGTTCTTCTTGAGTCACTACCCTTGTCTCATCTGGTTCTACAATAAACTTCTTGTAGCATTCCCAAGCACCTTTGGTATAAGGGTGAGTGTATTCACCAGCAGAACCTGGGTCGTTATCTTTGTTAAGCATGAACGGATTAGCAATCCATTCTTCAAATTCTTTGTTAGGTGTAAATTTACGTTTCATATAAAGAACCTTTGTTTAACGGAAGACTCAACTCTAACATAAGAAGTCGCCCTTAGAAAATAACCTTACAACTTAGTAGGAATTAGACGGAGCATCCTCTTAACCTTTTGTAAATCTAAGTTACTCGGATAAGCTAAGCTATACCTAAAGAATACAACCTTAGTTATTTCTTAGTTAATTTGTATTTAACTAAATAACTTTGTACTTAGTTATTTCTAAGATATTATCTTAATAAGATTATCCAAGATTATCCTGAGTTACCCGTCGCCCGTCAGAACGGAGTGTAACGTAAGTTGAGACTCTGTCAAGTGTCTTTACAAAGCAACAAGTTGTAACAACACAGGAAACCAAAGAAGTTATGCTACAGTTCTACATCTTATCAACTTCAAGGAACTTACATGAATGACAACCAACAAGACTTCGTTGTTTCACTAGCTAAGATTGTAGGTGCAGATCTTTACAGCCACATGGAAGATTATCCAAAGCCAACTGCATTTTACTTCACAATCGAGCAGCTTCAGGATTTTGCAGAACATATCAAGAACCAACCAGAGATCAACCTACCTTACTCCTTGGTTGTTCGTTATGTAGGAAATTCATACGACCGTCACCACTACAGTTGGTGCGAAGGTTACGATGAAGGTTACAACGAATGCATCCGTGAAGTTAAACGACTCAACAACCTCTGACCCTTCACCAAGCCACTTAAAACCTCCTTGGTTGAATCTAAAGAGCAGGTTAGTACCCAAGGTACTACAAGGGCTTTCTTTGCTTCCTAGAGCCTTCTAGGGATTCCAAACTAAAGACCACAAGGTTTACTCAGGATTACACCAAAGCTTAGAACCTGTGCTAAAGTTCTTCTTGTCGGGTCTACAACACAGTTGAAAGGACATTAATGAATTTCATAGATTTGACCCTTGACTTGCAAATGGCACTGAGTCTGATAACAATTATAACAGTTACCTATTTTTATCTTGTTGGTTAAGGTTATTTATTACTACTTTACTGACTGAATTTAAGGAAACAAAATGAAAATCTACCAGATTGAACAGCATCTTGTCGGAAACTTTGATGTTCTTGTAGACGGACCATCAGCTTTAATCTTTACAAATTCTTTTGAAGCAATCGAACCTTTAATTCAGGCTTTGTGCTACATTACTGGTGATGATGCTGAAGACTACACTGCAACTAAATTGCAAAATAATTAAGTTCAAGCAACTAAACTAACCGAAAAAGGAATAACTGTGGAAATCCTGAAAGATCCGGAAACAAATACACCTGTCGTGCATTTCTTGTGCGAAGCCATTGGTCAAACTTCCAATTTTGACTACAAAAGATTTGGTCAAAATATCCAAGTTGAATTCAAAGTAAATGGTCAAGAAGTTCCTGTAAGCTCTACTCTAGATGTTGTTTACAATTTAATGGAGAAAACAATTCGAAAAGACCTGCAAGAAGAGTACAAAAGTAAATTAGACTCCTCTCGTTTTCACAAGTTGCAGCAATTGTTCGATGACTTCGAATGGCAACTTGAAGCTGAACTTTCTAACCTATTTGCAAAGGAATAAACATGGAACTCTTTCTACTCTACATCTGGATGAAGCTTGGTGCTTTGTTTGTCGTACTACTTGTTGTAGCGGCAGTACTTCTGTTTTTGCTATTATTTGCCTTTCTCATCATTGTGATCATCCAGAAGAAGGTTGGTTAGCTTTGTGTAAAAAGTGGTTCGTAGCAAGCGCAACCCTTGTTGTTATCGCTGCTGCTATCCCAACTCAAAACCAAGTAGCTGTCCTTGTTGGGACTCACTACGCTCTAGAGCTAGGGAAGTCACCCGAAGGTCAAAAGATTGTTTCTTTGGTTCGTGCAAAGGCCAATAATTACCTTGATGAGCAACTGAAGGAACTTGTTGAAGAAAATAAACCTGAGAAGGAAAAGAAGTAATGGAAATGGAAACCCCTGCTGTACATTCTTTTCTGGTTTGCTGTAGGTTTATTCATTGGTATTATTATTAACAAGTAAGGAAATCAAATGAAGATCCAAATCAAAAAGCAAGAAGATGAATCAACAGAAGGTTTCAAGCGAGGTGATCTACTTGAAGGATTCAAAGGGGTGTTTACCTTTGCACAGATAATCAGTTGTACAATTGCGTTGATGTAGTTGTAATCAACCCTGAAAATGAGTTTGAGCATTCTGGAAAACCACTAGAGGCTATCCATATTGGGACCATTAAGGGTTACTTCACAGGTGAAATTACTCTTTCAAACGACTAAGGAAATCCATGAAATACGGACTAGCTTGCCCAGAACAAATTCACCACTTTAACCAATTTGAGAAAGATATCAAAGTAATCCTCTCTGAGGAACCACCTGGGTCTTTTTCCTTGACTCGAAAAGAACATACCTACGATGATCCTTTCATTCAATCCTTGTGGGTTGGATATCAGCTTGGCATGGTTCGTGCTAAGTTGCAAGCCAGCAACAAAGATGAAAAGAAGGTTCCTGCTTTGTGCAAAGCTCAGGAATTCGTGTATAGTCCAGATCACTGAATTACCAACAAAGGAAACCAACAAATGACAACCAAACAAAACAAACTCAAGCCCATTCCAGAAACAACTTCTGCTAAGTTCATGCTCTTGCGGAATATTGCGCAGCAAATTACGGATCTTGAAGAAGAAAAATCCAAGGTTAAGAGTTTTGTAGCAACTACCTGGAATGCTTGCGATACAGAAGATCCAGACACTCTTGGTGTATTCCAATCACTTAACTACTTTAAAGATATTCAACGAGGTATCCAGAAGCAACTTCGCAGTCTTCGGTACATCCAGAAGGTAATCAAGCTATTCCCTGATAATGACCTAACATTGAAGTATGCTAAGGGTTATAAGGATGATATTGACCTCTGGGAAATCATTGCTCAGAAACGGAAGCCAAAGAAGCCTGATTCTCGTAAGGTTAACTAAGGAAATATCATGAACTTCGAAGATATTAAAGTTGGAATGAAAGTTAAGATTGTAGCTCCAAGAGGGTTTAACCTTGATGAGTATTTTTACGAAGGTGAGTGGAATGATGTGAGTTATATTCCTGAACACATGAAGCAATACATTGGCATCGAATCTAACGTGAAAGCACTGTGTTTCGTATAATTCTGCTAATATTTGTGGTTGGAATTGGCCTGCTAGTTGGTTGGTTCCTATTGGTAAATTTAAACCAGAGCCCACAGCCAAGGATTTCCTAGGCCAAGTAATCAAAGCTGGCGATGAAGTTGTTTATGCTCGTCCTGGTTATCGAGAATTCGAGGTAGGTAAGATCCTGAAGTTGACACCAACAGGTGCAAGGATTAAAACAGGTAAGAATCCTTATAGTGGTGAACCTTTGACATTCTTCCAAACCTTTAACCAGATCGTCAAGAAACCCTAATACCCTGATACCTCTAGAAAGCTCCATAAATGCCTAACTGCACCAATATTCGGAAAGTAATCCTTCAACATTCAATCTTCAGGTGCAGTTAATCATGCCTACAACCAACGATCTCTACAGCACCTACATCGAGGTAGCTTACCTGCATTCAAAGCTCTCCAAGGCCCTTAGATTGAAGGTTGGAGCATGTTTAGTTACTTCTTCAGGTATCTGCATTCCGGGTTATAATGGGACTCCTTCGGGAAGTGACAATGCTTGCGAAACATCTGATTTCTTCGGTAAGCTTTCAACCAAGCCTGAAGTCATTCATGCTGAACTCAACTGCATCTTGAAGTGCGCCGAAGAAGGTACAAGCTGTAAAGATGCAGTAATGTTTATCACTCATGCACCATGCATGTCTTGCAGCGCAATGATCAAGCAAGTAAAGATCAAAAAAGTTGTCTACCGAGAAGCTTACAGGGACAAGTCTGGTGTAGAATACCTTCGTGACAACAAAGTAGAAGTGATTCAATTCTAACCTAACCTAAAGGAAATCAAAATGGTAGCTAATATCAAACCAAAGAGTAATCAAGATGTTTTCGATAAGGTTCTGAAGGCTATTCGTAAGCAGAAGTACACTCAAAGTATCGTAGGTTATTCCTGCAAGTACCGTGGTCCAAATGGATTGCGTTGTGCAGCAGGTCATCTGATCCCTAATTCTCTATATAAAGTACGAATAGAAGGTACTAGTATTTCAGGTACAATGATGCTTGACGAAGTAAAGAATTACTTGGATGATGTTTCAATGGACCTAATTCAATTTATGCAGTTTGCTCATGATAACCGCCTTAAAGAAGGTTCTGCTGAATGGGAACTTGGTATGAAAGAAATTGCTTCAGATTATAACTTGATTTACACCGAACCTTCCAAGGAAATTTCATGAACCGCAAAGTCCTAATCTGGAAATCCTGGGGTCATGTTTCAGTGTATGCTCTGGGTATTGAATCCCAATATCTCAAAGCCATTGATGAACTGCTAGACTGCTGCAAAGTTGAAGGGTTTGAATACGAAAGTACAAATCATATGAACTTGCAAGAAGTCATTCGTTGGATTAATTCTGAAGTAGCTGACGATTGGGATCTGTTTGAGTACTTGGCTATTGAGGAAGTACAGGAGATTTGCGATGGACATTAAAGAAATCAAGAAAGCTATTGCTGACGCTGAACGCAATATTCTTGAATGTGCTGTTAAAGAATTGTCGCATCTTCAAAATCTACTAAAAGATGAAAGTATTTCTTTTACCGACCTGCGACTTGAAACAGTAGTTGAACATCGTTGTCTTGGCGGTGATTACCTACTAGTGTATGGTGTAAAGATTGAAAAGGAATTTTAATGAAACTTGACCTACTATATGCTCTTGAGATTCTTTCTCAAGTTCAAAAGAAGCATCCTGAAGCTATTATCGCTGGTGGGTTCCTGCGTGACCTCTACTTTGGCAAAGAATTCAAGGATATTGATATCTTTGTAAATAAACTACCTGCTGGTGAACATGATTACCCTGTCAGTGAAATTAGCGCAAGCTTCTTTCCCAAGACCTCCTGTAATATGCAGTACAGCACAGATGATCAGATTCGTGAAGTTCATTACTTTAATTGGTTCCCCATTGAACCAAATGGGCTGTGGCAATTTGAATCAAGATTTGAGATTAATATTATTGAAGTAGTAAACCCTGATTTAGTAGCACGAGTCCAAGAACATGACTTTGATTTCTGTCAGGTTTGGACAGATGGTAAAGAGATTCATGGTGTAGAAATTCTGCAACAAGTTCAACAAACCAAGGAAGTAACTCTGGTACAATGCGAGAATAGTAAGCAACTTGAACGAAGTTTGCGCCGGTGGGATAGGTTCCAAGAGAAGTATCCCGGGTTTAGTCTAAAGTACAAAGAAGTAATTTATCTAGAATGATCCTAATTTCAATCCTATTTCTAGTAGGTCTAACCCTATCCCTTCGATGCTGGTATAATCAAGACATGCAAGGATTTACCTTCGCTGCTATTGACGCATCTTTCACAGGAAGTATTCTTTTGCTTTATATCTTGAATCGTTATTTTAGTTAAGGAACTTTATGCAAAAATATTACACATACTCAGATATTCAGGGTAAAACATTTACTTCTGCAATTGCTACAGAAGATACTCTTACTTTTGAAAACGAAGAAGAACGATTCACCTTCCTGCACCATCGAGACTGTTGTGAATCCGTATGGATCGAAGATATCTCTGGTGATCTTCAGGATCTGATTGGTAATCCGATTCTTCTTGCTGAAGAAGTTATTCAAGATGGTGAAAACCTAGGTAAGTACGAAAGTCAAACTTGGACTTTCTATAAGTTTGCTACCATCAAGGGCTACGTTGATGTTCGTTGGATTGGCTCATCAAATGGTTATTACTCCGAATCTGTAGACTTGGATCATATTCAGAAACGATAACATGACTCAAATCCTTCCACAGCACCCTAAGAACCGCCCTCGAAAGAAACCTTCAGGTCATGTCACAGGTCGTGGTATGATTGAACTTCTTGCTAAGAGCACAGGGCAATCCAAGCATCAAACTGAGTTGTTCCTTCGCAATCTTGGCTGTCTGATTGCTGAAGAAATTATCAAAGGTAAAGCTGTGCATCTTTTAAACATCGGTGCATTTCGTGCTAAGATGCCTCATAAGAACAATAAAGAACCTACTTGGTCTTGTTCTTTCAAAGCTAGTTCAGTTCTAAGGAATTATATTACTGAACTTGCAGAAGAAGATCCTGATGTAGCTAAAGACCTTCTCAAGAGTGCTTCCCGGCATTACCGAGATTTAGAAGCTAAACAAATTAAGCCAAGTAAGGAATAAACATGCCAGAAACTAACTACGAAATCATCACCAAGAACATCTACGTCTACAAGGGTATTGAATTCAACTCTCCTGAAGAAATTGATCTCTACATTACTCAGCAAAAGCTGATTGAATTCCTGAAGACCTTCCCTGACTTCAACAACACAGATGACTTTATCCAACAAGCTAAGAAGCTGCAACCTGCTGCCCTGAAAGCTTTTGTTGAAGCTTTGGTTTAAAGGATATTATGCAACAATCTCTCGAAACACCAGACCCAAATAAGTTCAATCCAACTATTGATGAATTTACCGTAAACATTGAAGGTGTCCTTACAGATCCTTTCACTACAAGCTATAACTGGCACACGGCTAATCTAATCCGAAATCAAGGTATGTCGAATTTAGGTTTTATCCTAAAGTCCCTACGAAATGATCAAGTACAAACCTTGATGCAAATTGCTGATACAATCAGCACCCTTGATTCAAAGTCAGATGATTTCAAAAATATTGTAATGTTTACAATGCTTTGCATGCAAGCCGAAGGTCACTGCATGTTAGAATCAAATCTAGCTGCAAATATTCCCTTGGTTATCCTAGGAATTACTGTAGAATCTTTGGCTCGTAAGGTCTAGTAGAAGTTGACTATTCAAAGTTTAGTTTGGATTCAAATGAAAGTTTTGTGAAGACGAAGTATCCTTCGGCTGAGTAAGTAAGTAAGTAAGGTTAAAGATTAAGGAATAACACAAATGAAGATCCACCTAGGTCCATACACTGATTCAGACGAACCCCGACTTGAATCCATTGAAATTCACAAGTACGATAGCTGGAATGCTTTTGAGACTATCGCCAAGGTAGCTTATCCGATCTTGGTTCAATTGAAAGCTACGAAGCAAGGCTACGCCTTGGTTTCTGCTGAAGATGCACCTGGGATTGCTCTAAAGCCTTCTGAAGTAGAGGGTGGTTATTCAGAAGCTCGCTGGGATTACGTTCTGGATGAAATCATCTGGACTATGAAAGAACTTGCTCAGAATGAACCAAGTGCTCCTTCTTATGATACAATGAATTCTAACCTAAATTGGTTGGAAGACCTCAAGGTTTACAACACAAGGATTCAAAAGGGTTGTGAGCTGTTCGGTAAGTATTTTCGTAACTTGTGGGATTAAGGATAAGTATGAAAGGCGCAATTTTAATTTCTGTACTAATTACTACGTTAATCTTATTCGCAGTATTGTCAATGAATAGTACAGAAGATCGTTTTAAACAAATCTGCGACAAATCAGGTGGAACCACAGTCTGGGATGGTAGGCAGTACCAGTGTCTTCCTGCTGCTCAGGTTAAGTCCAAGTAATTTTAAAGGAAGTACAATATGGCACATGTGATTGGTGAATCAAAAGAGTTTGTAAAGCAATGTACTTGTCGAAATTGTGGTGCAGTTATTGAGTACAATCAGCAGGAAGTTAAGGAATATCACAGTTGGGACTACTCAGGTGGTGCCGATGGTAAAGAATGGGTTGATTGCCCTCGGTGCAGCAAAGAAGTTATTCTGAAGTCTTGGTAAGTTAAACAAAAGGAAGTACAATATGCAAACAAGTAATCTAAACACAAATATTTCAAAAGAATCTCTAATCCTAGCTGGACTAGAAGTAGTGATGATTCGTGGAGGTTTTACATCAGATGAAGAACCAATTACAGACAAGGATAAGTTTTCTGTTGTAGGGATTGATTGTGATGCAAATATCTGTTGTACAATTCTTTCAGACGCAAGCTTTGAAGAAGCTGCTGAAGCTGTAGGGCAGTACCGCGACAGCCGGTACGATTCTATTGAAACAACATAAGGAATTAAAATGAAAACATCAGGTGATACCTTAGTTTGGACTTGTGGTTTTACAATTACTTCAGGGTTGTGCTGGGGACTTCTATTTCCTTTGGCTTTTGCTTTTGGTGTCTGCGCAAGCCTTTGCTTTGTCACTTGTATGGTAGCTTTCTTTCAAGGTAATTAATATTCAACGATACACCAAGGAACACCTAGCTGAAGCTGAACCTCAAATAGGTTGGTACTGGTGCAAATGGACTAGGGAATCAACACCTACAATGGTTCGTGTCAGCAAATATTCACTTGACCAAGCTTTATGGGGTTTGAAATGCTACGTGATCCATGAAGGAAGAGATATTGGTTGGTTTTACTACCCTGATATTTCTCTACTTGGTCCGATTGAAATCCCTGACTTCTAAACACAAACATAAATGAAATTCTCCACAGATAACTTCTCTGATACTACCTTCACCCTAGAACCTATGCGCAAGAAGCAAGGTGAAAGGGATTACACCAAAGCTAAACCCAAGGGTAAGGACTCTTGGAAAGAGCAGCGCCGGAAAGAAGAACGAAATAAGAATAAGGAAGTTTCGCATGACTGACGACTTCAAAACTGCTGACGAAATTCTTGAAGCAAAAATTAAGTTTGCGAATATTACTGGAACAGAACCGAAGTTTGTCTATCTTGGTGATATTCAAAGTTATGGTGTTAATTTTAAATGCTGGAGTATTGTCCTCAAAGAACTTAACCTAGACCGAAGGTTCGATTCTCGGGTTGAACACGACTACATCCTAGGAATGCGTGTAGTTCCAGTAAACATTAAAGATCATATTGCGGTAAGTTAAACCTTTGAAATAACCCTAGCTTTTGCTAGGGTTTTCTTATTTGTGCTTTAGACTGTGATATGATCCTTGTATCAACTTAGATGAGGAAAACAAATGCAAACACAAAAGTACATTGTCCCTGTCTCTACCGGAACAACCAAAGAAGGTATCAAGAATGATTGTGTGATTCGTGCAATTGTCAATGCTACAGGTAAGCCTTATGAAGAAGTTGAAGCTTGGGCATTGAAGTTCACTGACTATAAGCTCAATTCGGTAGGATCAATGCAATGGGTGTAGCTAGTATCTTTGCTAACTTCGGGATTGAATTTGTCGCTGCTGTTGGCGGTACAAAGACAGCAAGATGGTGGGATCGTTACTACCAAGGCAAGAAAACAACAGGTAGCACTGTAGGAAAGATGCTAGAATGCCTGGACTCAGGTACTTACATTGTGCATTTCAAGGGTCATGTGTTCTGTGTCAAGAACAAGCAGATCATTGATACGTACAGGATCAACAAGAATAGATACTGCACTGCTGTGTGGAAATGCTTGGGTTAATTCTTGATTATTTTAGTCAAGAGCGTTTACCCTACAGGGCGACTTTCAACTTTCGACTTTCAGATCCAAACCTCAAAAGCTGGTAGTGATCAAGTTCACTTGTGAGCGCAGGAGTAGAATAACCCTATTGAATCAGGAGCACCTCAAATGTATATTTACAACGTAAAAGATTTGACAGATAATTTTCGAAGTACAACAGTAAAGAAGGAAGGTCTTTTCTTTACCAAGTTGAAGTCAGCAATGGATTTTCGTGATAAAATCATTAACAGCCAAGTTACGAAACACCCGAACTTAGTTTTAATTGATACAGTCTATGTGGAGGAAGCTTAATGTCATCTAAATTCAAAATCGGTGATAAGGTTCGTGAAATTGCAACGGGCGACGAAGGTACAATTGATGAAATATTTAGAGCATCTTGGGAGGAAACTCTTTGGTATGTTAAATGGACTTCAGGTGCAGACAAGGGTTGCCGACTGCACCTTTCTGAAAACAATATTGAACTTATTTCGAATCCTAAATCACCAACCGAAATTACCTTCCAACAAGCTTTTGATACTTTGTTGGAACTCGGCTACAAAGTCACTCTGGAAAAGATTTAAGGTCTTTTCTTTGGTATAATTTATTCATCAACTTAAAGGAAACAACATGAATCAAAATACTCAAACTAATCAACAAATCGACTTTGCAAAGCCAGTGGAATTGATCTTTATTAAGAGTAATTCCGAATCAGATGATTACAAGGTTCTTCAAGTAATCTTTCATGATTACCAAAATCCAATGTACAAGAACGCAGTTGTAATCAAGCATGATCACCAAATTTACTTGGTTGGAGTAAGCCAATATGGCTACTTCAGTAGTGATAACCGTATTTTCTATGAAAAGTACAAGCTTCAGAACAAGAAGGAAGTTATCAAGGAGACTTGGGTGAATCTTTACAAGGATGGTTTTACGGGTAAGGAAGGTCCAAGTAAAAGTTATGTTGATTCTAATGGGCTGCATTCTACAGATCGTTACGGTTACTACCTAACGAAGGAATTTTCCGATGGTTCTTTCACCAACGAAGTTATTTTGATTCAGGAATAATTTAGGAAGCTACCAATGATCTGCTCTGCAACTGCTCTCGCTTTCGGAATGCATCTTAACTCTTGGCATTCCAAGTACAATACAACCTTTAACACATCGAACCCTGGTGCTTTTGTGCAGTACCAAGGGTACACAGCAGGAACTTATTACAATTCCATGAAAAAGCAATCCTTGTATGCTGGTAAAATCTGGGATCTAGATGAAGGTTGTCGGTATGAAATCCAAGCCGGGATTGTCTCAGGCTATGCCACCAAAGTTCTACCTTATGTCGCTGCTTCTGTCAAGTTTGACTTGCAGGAAGTTCAGAAAGGATTGCATCTGAAAGTAACAGGGATTCCGTTGTATTCTTTCAACAAAAAGATTGAAGGAATTATTCTGGGTGCTAGCCTGATGTATGAATTCTGAGTTATAATTCTTTCATTGAATCTCTAAAGGAACTGACATGAAACACCAAAGCATCATCCAAAAGCGCAACCAAGTACCTTTCCCTGCTTTCATGGCAGAACGAGTGTACATGAAAGAATTTACAAAGAGCAAAGGTCTTCCTTCTGAGCTTTCTCGTTGGCAACCTACAGTAGATGCTATGCTTGAAGGTGTAGATACTGATGGCCCTATTTACATCATGATCGACCAGGGTGTAATCTCTGCTGGCGAATCTCACCGCAGGCCTGGAATGCATCTTGATGGTTATTGGTGTCCGGCTTCGCAATCTCATGGCGGAGGTAGGCATTTTACACAAGGTTCTTGGCGAGCCGGTAGTTGGGATACCTTGGATTTTTCTGAACCAGAAGCTATTATTCTTGCAAGTGACGTTCAAGCTTGTAAAGCTGTTGCCGGTGAATGGGAAGGTATCTGCTTAGAAGGTGGTGACTGCAAGCACATTGATACAAGTTCAATGCAAGAAATCATGCTCGAAGCTGGTGCAGCTTATGCTGGTAATGTTACAATGCTGCATGAGTCAATTGCTCTGAAGCAGGATACAATGCGTTCATTGGTTCGGCTGAATGTTCCTGGTTGGTCACCTAAGAAAACAGTTCTGAACTAAGACCTTGTGAAATAGTCAAGTATTTCTAAGCTAACCTGAATCTCTGCTATACTTCGTTTACCAAATCCAAAAGGAACTAATATGCAACTCCTTCCTGAGTATAAAATCAATGACAACAAGTACTTCAAGTTGCAGGAATTGATTTACGCACATTCTTATTTCTCTGTTTACCCTGATGAAGATGAAGGGTACTATGTATATGAAACTCCTGGTAAGTCAACAGAATATTTCAAGGGTCAAGAGTGGAATAGTTCTGTACCTCGTTTCCTGACCCAGGAGTACGCGGAACTTTGTTGTGAAATGTTCAAGCGACTTGATGATTGTTACAAAGAATCTGATGAATTTCTGAAGACTATCTAAAACAATTATTGAACTTCAGCTATCAAACTTACAAAGGAACTCATATGACTCGCACTTGCACCCTCCTGAACTATCCTGGCTTTACCTTTACTCAAGACCAACTCTTGTCTTTTCAAGATCAAGGTGTAATGTTCGATGCTAATACATTCAAAGAAGTGCAAAACGGCAACCCGTACTATGGTCGCGGTTGGGAATTTAATTCTTTTCGAACCTTGAATTATTTTGTAGTCGAAACACCAGAAAACAAATCTCTATTTGAAAAGCTTGCTGGTATTAACCAAGTCAATCAAAAGAAAACAAAACCAAGAGTTCATGCTGGTCTAATCAAAGCTTGGGCTGAGGATGATTCTTTGGTGATTGAAATATCTGATGCATATGTGGACGAGTGGTATGAAACTACTTCACCACAATTTTACCCTGATCGCCAGTACCGCATCAAACCTTCAGTAGATCCTGAAGCAATTTCAAAGGGTATCTCCCAAGGTATCTTTACCTGCAAAGCTATGTTGGTTCTTTCAGAAGAGGTCTGAATAACCTTGTGATTTACTCAGGATTGAACCATAGGTTCACTTTTGAGTTATACTTCTCTTATCGAAACAAATTAAAGGAATTAATATGACAACACAAACACAATATAAATTGGAAGATTTCAAGGTTGGTCAAGAAGTTAAGGTTCTGGTTGGCCTTGGGAACTATATTTCAGATCATGCTTACTCTCGTCTTGGTCAGGTGGGTAAAATCATTGAAATTGATTATCGTAACCCTTCTATCATGATAGAGTTTGAAACAAAACAAGGTAGTGATTTTCCGTGCAAGGATCGATGGTATCTTGCTGAAGAAATCCAACCTATTATTTTCACAAATGCACAACGACAAGAAGAAATCAATCGGCTTGAAGCTAAGGTTCAAACCTTGAATACTTCAATTGTTCAACTCAAGAAAGAAATCAAGGATAACCCAGAAAAGATCAAGGCTGAAGGTGGTGACAAGGTTCGGTTTAAGTACCGTAATCTTGACAATGGTAATTGGATTTACATGTACATTATGACAAGCACTCAAGCTGAACAATTCGGTGGCCAGGGAGATATTGGTCAGAATTTTAGGTTTCAAGGCCCAGATGCTTCAAATAATGTAAATGTTGTAAACACAGGCGGTCATGACGCTTTTGAATTCTGCAAGAAGGGTGATTGTCAGTGGATTGGTAGTTCAAAAGTGGATTGGTCTGGTATCTTGACTAAGAGCAACTGAAATAAATAAAAAGCAAAGTATTTTACTAGGATTTGATTTCCAGGCAGTCAAAAGCTGGTACAATCTCTCATCATGTCAAGTAAAGGAACTTTCATGAAAAACATCAACCTGCTGCCATTTGTCTTCATTGCTTTCTGCACTCTTCTCGGAGGTATCTTCGGAAGCTACCTAATTGGTGCTACAATCGGTACTGGTCTTGTGGTTCTGGCTACTGCTCTGCGGTGAGTACAATTAAAGCACTAAATGCACTAAATGCATACAGATACCAAAGGTAATCGTCTACCTTCTGCACCTCCAAGTTGGCCTTTTGGTAAGGTTGTACCGAAGCCTAAACCAATTGATGATGCTGAGTTCTGAAGTAAACTAAAGGAAGCACAAAATGAAAATCCAAAAGACTGAACCTACAAAAACTTTTCAACCAATTACAATTACAATTACAATTGAATCTGAAGAAGAATTGAAATCTATTAAAAAGATGGCAGGTTATAATGCAACAATCTCAAGCTATTTTTCTGACTCTGATTCTGAAACTGTCAAAATTATCAACAAGTTTCTCACGGAACTCTACAGAGTTATCTGAAATAATTTTGTAGGAATTCGAGTTTGATTATCCGAAAAGCTCTAGGTTGTATTCTGGTTTGCTTGCTGTTTTTCCTTGATTTACCGACAGTAAGTAACTCAGAATACAAACCCAGCCTAAAAGATCAAGAGTTCTTTGCTGCGATGAAATGCCTTAGTGACAATGCTTTCTTTGAAGCTAGGGGAACTTCCAAGCTGGACATGCAAGGTGTAACAGAAGTTGCAATCAATCGAAGTAATTCAGGGAAGTATCCCAGGAATATTTGCGAAGTAGTCTATCAAACTAAGCAATTCAGTTGGACTAATAAGGGTTATACCAAAGCTCAAGACAAGCTCAGGAAGGCCCTCAGAAAGCCCCCAGAGGCCCTGGAATACAAACAGGCTACCCTGGTGGCTTATGAAGCTTTAAGTTCAACAGAGAAGCGCCTGTTACCTTCTGAGGTGCTGTGGTATCACAGTCATAAAGTTAACCCTGTTTGGAATAGGGCGTTGGCGAAAGCCAAGGTAAACTGTAGTGCACTTCAGGTACTGAATCAGAACAAACCTTTGGTTCACATCTTTTGGTATCAACCCAACTAAAAGGAAATCAAATGAACTCTAGCATTCAAGAAAACAAAGAAGTTCCTGCTTTTGAAGTAGGTCAAGAAGTCCGTATCATGGTTGATAAGTACGAATCTCATTGGAGTTCTTCTCATGAGCAGTTCCGTATAGGTGAAATCGAAGAAATCAAGGATACTGGAAATGACGACTTTGCATTTGCTTACCAAGTAAAGATTGGAACTCTAGGTCAATGGCACCCTTTCAATGAGATTCAACTCGTTAGTTTGACTTAATATGAAAACCCTAGCTAGTATCCTATTCATGTACCTTGCTGGCTACAGCTTGGATAATTCTGTCAACCAAGGTTACAGTGCATTGTTCTTTGGGCTTTCAGTTTACTTCTTTGTTTCGGATCATCTTAGTAGAAAATAAATCAGAAGCTTCCTGCCGGGTCATTCCTTCAGGGAGCTTTTTGCTTTTCAAACCTAATCTTCCGTTGCACTTTAAATTCCTGATGGAATTTTCAAAAAGCCATTGAATTCAAAAAATAGGGTAACCTGACTTTTTCTGGCAGGAATTCATTTGAAAAGATGGAAAGAGCTTAAACCTGGATTCTCGATGGAAATTTCTGGTGCGTTGCTCATTCTGCGTTGCTCATTCTGCGTTGCTCATTCTGCGTTGCTCAATTATGGTTAAATGCTTTACGCCAAATGCTTATCATTAAACACTGGTTAGTCTCTAGAACAAAATCCAAGCACAAAAATCCAAGCACGTCAAGCAGGATTTAGTAACCCTTGAGTTTAGTCAAGTATCCATTGACATTCAGTCTTGATTATGTTAGATGGAAACCCTACAATTTAGTCAAGTACTCCAACAAAGCAAAACCTAGACCAGGGTTATAAGGGTTTCTACTGGGTTTCGTTAGTCCTAGGGTTTACCCCTTGAATGCAAGGCGTTATCCTGGAATGCACCAAAGTGGTGAAAGCTCAGGAAGGCCCTTAGAAAGCCCTCAGAGCGATTATTTTCAATGATGATACCCTGGCACCTAAAAATATAGTTCGTTGAACCTAGAGCTTTTCACAGGTTATCCACACCAGTTCTCACAGGTAAAACGGGAGTTATCCACAGCCAACAAAATAAAGACCCTGGTGTTGACAAGGGATTACGAAGCATAGTAGTTCGTGCATGACGCGGACTAGAACTATAAGAAAGCAGACGGAATAACCCTATTCTCGAAATGGTAGGGTTTGTCCTAGGTTGGCAAGCCCTGGAAACGTCTATACAGTTGAACCCATCGAATCAGCAAACGCAAACAGAAGGCACCAAAATGACTTACAATTTCAAACTCAAGTACAAGTCCGATAAGGGTCACGAGTTCGGCATTGACCCAAAAGCAAAGTATGGTTTTTGGGAGCGCATCAACGGTGAAGAAGGTGGTGGTCTTTGGTTTGAACGCTCAGAAAATGCCGCGCTTGAGCTGGTTGACTACGATGGGTGCTCATGTCTGAGTCAGAGCATCGTGGACAAACTGCGAGAGAATGGTTACATTGTCGATGAAAGCTTCGACGTTTAAGGGTTAGCACCTAACCCGCCAGCAAAATGGCGGGTTAGAATAAAACCTCAGAAAGCAAACAAGGTGAAACATGCCTGACATCTACTTGATTCAAGACGTTATCCGTCGGTTTTATATAGACAGCGTCCCGATGTATTTCCGTGGAGAATGCACGCACCATGTGCATCAACAATTTAACCTCACCATGACCTTGTGGTCAATTGAAAGTCAAACATGACAATCAAACTTGAGATTTTCACGGACTGCGCAAAGGCGTATGATTCGGGCAAGGCTTTTGCCTTCGCTTTACCTGAGCAAGTGCCAGCGCTGCAAACTCGATGCTCTGAGCTGGCAGAATTCACGGGAACAAACTTTGTGATTCTGAAGCACAATACAGTGCATTGGGTTCCTGGTGTGCTTGCTGATAACTAATCGGATAAACTATGCCTAAACTCCAAAACCCACAAGAAGACAATGCTTCTTTCCTTGCTTCGGTTGACCTTGCTTTGAAAAAGGTGCATTTCAAGGCACGTCAGAACAAAAAAGATTTTGAATCCTTGAGTCGTCCTGATTATTGGAAGGAACAAAAAGCAAGGATTGACAAAATGAAATCTTGGGATATCCTGGCGGAATATATCAGCGTCTAACTCTGGGTTCTAATCCCTAGGGTCTCCCTTCGCTTTTAACCCTTAACAAAATAAGGTTTTTCTTATGTCTAGCATCGAGACTCAAGTTTCTGATTTTCTGGTTTCCATCGGTTGTGACTACCGCTCGGTGTATATCGGAGAAACAAAACGGAAAGATTGGAATGATTGGCCGGGTGATAAGTGGGTTTGTATTTTCGGGGCGGGTAATCAAAACTGCGGAAAAAGGGCAGAACAAAGTTTTGATTATTTTATGGGGCTGGGCCTCCGGGTTGACTCAGTTGCATCTAAAATGGCCAGGGTGACGCTAAAGGGTTGCCGTACCAATAGCATCGCTTGGCAGGAACAAGTGATTAAGCAGATGACTCCAAAGGTACCGTCCGCAGCCGGTGTTTTGCAATCCTTGATTCTTGACAGTTCAGCAGCATCTGAGACTTTTAATTCTTGGTGCGATAACTTCGGATACAGTAACGACAGCATGAAAGCACACAAACTATATCTTGAATGCCAAGAATCAGCCGACAAACTTAGACAAGTCTTCACCCCTGACCAAATCAAAACCCTCGAAACTCTTTTGCAGGATTATTGAAAAATGACAACCAACCAAATGGAAACCCTGGTCTTTCATCGCATCAAGCAAGACGTTAATGGCAACCCCCGATACTTGCTGGATTATTCTAACCTTTTGACTGACGCAGAATTGAAAGAGTTTGCAGGGTTTTGCGTGAGCTACGCGAAGGCTTTGCAGCGCGCTAAATCAATCGGGGGCTGCATGTTCAGGGGTAAGAGTTATCGAGGGGGCATTGTCTTTAGCTCTTACAGCATCCAAAGCACTGCCAACGATATCGGCAGGGTAACCGGTCGAGTGTTCAAAGCCGAATCTAATTAAAGGAAACACCATGAGCTATTCTCTTTTCAAACCAACAATCAACGCCACAGGCTTTGCCCCGTCGGACTTTCAACGCATCAAACCCGGCCAATGGGTGGAAGTCTTCGGGGTTCGGGGTCAGTATCTTGGGGTTACCCGTGCGGGTTGCGTTACGATCAACTACAACAAAGCCCCAGATATGAAGCGGCAGTTCAAGAGTAATAAACCTTTGCGTGAGTTTGCAAAGTTACATGGTTCGCGCTGACGCTTAACCTTATCGCTCACCCGTGGGTTCACTCTCATGGAAGCAAATAACCTGAAGGTTTAACCATAGGCCCTAATTAATGGGGCTTATATTAAACCCTTGAGTTTTAACCTGAGATAAACCAAAATGATCCGACACAAAACAGCCCGCAATCTAATGTACTCGTGGCATTCTGGGATGTGGTCTGCATTTTATCAGGCTGCGTCTAGCGGTCTGGTTTATTCTTGGGAGGATCTCAAAGACGAAGCCTTGAGCATGGACAATACAAAAGAAAGAGACAATCTTATTTTGTACTTTTGCATTCAAAGCAAGAAACAAAACCCCGTTTTTTCTGATTCTCTGGCAAGTTATAAATGCCTGCCCTGGTTTATCAATCGTTCAAAGTAAAAACACCATGACAATCATCTATAGCGGCCCTTCTTTGATTGACGGCAAACCCATCATCTGCATTGCAGTATTCCCAAAGGGGAAAGCAAACAGCAAAACAGGGGCAATGTTGCAAACGTATATTCTCGCAGATAACGGCAAGCACCCATTAGACAATAACAAATCAGGGGAAGACTTTAGTATCTGTGGCAATTGCAAGCACAAGGGAACACCAACAACAGACCCAGCAAAGAAACAAGCCAATGAACGTAGTTGCTATGTAGCACTCTTTCAGGGGCCTGGGCAGGTTTTCAAGGCATTGCAGCGAGGAAAGTACAGCACGGCACAAACACCCGAAGATATCGCCGCTATTGGTGCTGGCCGTATGGTTCGCCTCGGTTCATATGGTGATCCTTTGGCAGTACCTGAAATGGTTTGGGATGCTCTCAGAAGTAAAGCGCAAGGGCATACAGGATACACACATCAAGAAGGCTTAAAAGCCTTCAATGCTTCAGGTGCAGGTAACCCTTCACCTTCTCATCAATCAGGCCACACAGGCCCATCCGGGGAACTTACTGGATCTTCTTACCTCATGCTCTCGGCAGATAGCAAAGAAGAAGCGCAAACAGCTTGGGAGCAAGGTAAGAGAACTTTTCGGGTGATTCCTATCAATGCAAAACCCTCAGAATCCCTTGATCCATACAATGAAATTATGTGCCCATCGGATAAAGGTGTGCAATGCGTGCAGTGCAAATTGTGTAAGGGTGGAACCAGGGGTAAATCAGTTGCGATTGTCGCGCATGGTGTCGGGAAAAAGTACATTTAAAATTCTATATGAAACAATACAAAGATTCCGATTGGCATGATCTGCACTTTACCGTTAATTTCAAAGATGGCTCTGTGTGGTCTGACCATTTCAAACGCTGCACAAAATACAATCACCGGCGCGATGAATGGCTACCTACAAGGGAATTCAAAAACGACTTTCTACCCGGTGATGATGAAATGCTGGCATCAGCTATTAAGCGCAGGCTTGCATTGTGGATAGAAGAAAAAAACCCGGACAATTCAGGGTTTAATATTGTCTGGAACCTTGCCTAATGAAACCCCAAAGACAACGCACAGATGAAGCTAATGAATACATCCAACGCACCATGCAGGAGATTAAAGAGGCTCACAGGCGCACCATGCAAACGGGTCAGGCAGTACAGGCCGAGATAGAGAAAGAGCAGCGACAAGCCTTCTATGATGCTTGCACAGGCTACAAAGGAGGCTTTGTGGTGTGGCTGTGTGTGTGCTTTGCTGCTTACTTGTTTTTGTGGTGATCTCGGGGTTTACCCTAATGACACGTTCATTGGTTAGGGCATAATACATACATGGCGAGAAGGTTGACACCTTCTCTTTCATGGACAGCAAGATGCTGGACACAAACAGAAAGCAAACAATGACCTCCTTTGATAAGTTCCTTGCATCCATCGCCACCATGAGCGCCTTTGCTCTTATCCTTGCTGGTGGTATGGATCTACCTAACACCCCAGCGGGTGCACTGGTTAAATGGATCTTTTCGGCAGTCTGAAGGATAGGAAACAAAGACACTGGAAGTTCTAGGGTCATTCTCTTGCCTTAGTTTTCTTCGGCGTGTTATAATTCAGTCATACCAACCAACCTTTAGAGATTCACCATGAAGCACGACAAGCAAAGCATCATTGAAATCACCCTAAGCCTTACTGCGCTGGCTTTGGCTCCTTGTTTATATTACCTGCTCAGCATGACAGGGATTGGCTAAGTAAGGAAACACCCGGTGAAATATCCGGGGTTTAATACCGAGAGTTGTAATAGGTTTTAACTATCAGTAGTACTTCAGATGATAGCCAAAAGCTATGCACCAAAAATAGTGCATGTTACAATTACAAAAAAAATTCTTCGACCGAGTGTATTCTAAGGTATCACTCTCCGCTTTGCACCCTATACCCTATCCTGTCTTCGAAGGGTATAATTCAACGTAACAGCACAGGCTGACTTCAGAGATTACCCTTTATAATCAATGACTTACATAGAAGGTTGCCTAGGCAAGTATCTTAGAAATCAACCTTCAGATATTTTAGAATCATCTCAGAAAACATAGACCGAGGGGGTGGGTCTATCAAGCCCCTATTCCAATCTGCTGCATAATTCTTACAATATACAAAAGAATATAATGTAATCGTATATGCAAATTCCTACTTTATTGATAAGATTCTAAAGTTCTTACTTCAGGAATGCCTCAAAGTTGCATCCCACAGGGTATGACGCTATCCAGAAGGCCCTAGAAAGCTCTCAGATGAGTTAATTTCAAAGGTTAAGGGCAGTGCTAGGGTAGCTAACTTTAATTGAACCAAAGGCTTCCTATCCGAGACCGAGCAACAGCTTTATTCTTATCTAAACCAAGGCTATAAGATATTTCCCTGGGTTGGATATTTCTGGTTTCAATAATTGAAGGTTCTAAAATTTTATTTTTAATAGATTTAGAAATATCTAGACACCCTATCCAATCCATTCTGAATTGTATAGACAAAATAAAAGCTACTAAGGAATTAACCCTAGTAGCTTTCGTATTAACTCTTCTTAGCTCTTGATTTTGTTACTTTAGGAATTTCTTGTTCTACCTGCTCTAGTTCCATCTCGGCTACAGTCTTAGCTTCAAGATAAATTTCCCTAGCTTCCAACCTCTCTACAATTTCATCAGAAGTAAACCAAAACTCTTTACCCTCTAAGCACTGCTCAATTTCTGATTCAGTTAAGAACCCTTCATAAGCTTGTCTAAACACCCTTGTAAGCCATTTGTTCTGAAATTCCATACCTCGTACAGCATCCATGTGCTTACCACCATAACCGAAGCTTGCTGCATGAATCATCATCCGAGCATTAGGACTTACACCCAAATTAGGGCAACGCAGAGCAAAGAGACTACCAGCAGAAGAAGCTTGACCTGTGATAATAGCTTGTACTTGACCTTCGCAAGCATCAACAGCTTCACAGAGAGCCAAGATACCATCTGCATTGCCACCAGGAGTCTCAACAAAGAAAGTACAAGTATCTGATTCAGACAAAGCACCAAGCATTTGAATTACCTGACGGTAATACCTGGGTTCACGGATAGTTTCATCCAAGAATACTTCTACATTATTCTGTACTTTGGTTTGTGTGTAATAACTTAAAAATTCAGAACCTTTGACTAGCATATCTAGATCATCTTCTGAATCGTTGAACTTAGTGACACCAAAAATCTTACCATTGTTATATTCAGGATTATATTTCATACTTATCTGCCCTTCTTAGTTTGTTGCTGAGATGATTCCACGCTTACAATCGGATTACTCGACTGCATCTCTGCTTCATAAGCCAAAACAAATTCTTTAGTAATACCACTACGAACAATATCGTCAGGAGTAAACTTAACAAAGCAACTATCTGAAATATTGTACCTTTCACAAAGCTTCTCTAGATAAGTCAAACCATCTGTACCTTTTACTACATCAGTCTGTACACCTGAGTTATCACCGCACATGATCAGTTGAGTATTTTCACCAATACGAGTAGTCAAAGCCTGGATCTCTTGCACGTACATACCCTGGACTTCATCAGTCAATACAATTGCATTTTCCCATGACCTACCACGAATAGTTTCTAGTGAACAAATCTCAATTGTCTTGTTCTTTAGTGCAATCTCTAGCGAACCTTTACCTAAGAAATCTTCCAAGTAGTCCAACATCTGTTGGTAATAAGGAATCAGCTTCTCTTCTAGGGTTCCAGGTAGGAAACCAATACTACGACCTGCAAGAGGTTGATAAGCACGAATCAAAACAATCTTTTCGATATCCTTGTAGTGCAGTTTCTTAGCTGCGTGGGCACAACAAAGGTACGTCTTACCTGTGCCTGCACTCCCCGCTGCGACTACCAAAGTATTGTACTTCAACCCTTCCATAAGCTTTGCTTGGTTGTCATTCTTAGGAAGAAGTACAGGAAATTGCTGTCGAATGAACTTTTCTTTTTGCACAATATCAGCTTTAGTCTTTTGAGTTCTCTTCAAAATAATCTCCTTAGTGAGTTTTAAATTACGTAATAACTCAATTAAGAATCATTACTGTCTGCACAATCAACCCTTAGTTGGCCTACCGGGTTTCTTAGGTTCTGTTTTGGTATTAGCTTCAACTTCAGTTTCATTACTCTTGTTCATCACACAACTATAATGACCTACAAAACCTTGAGGTAATCCTTGATTACTTTCTTCAATCAAGTAACCTTCTTGCACCAAGGTTTGAAGTTCTTTGCAGAAATCAATCAAACTATAGCAACTTAAACTGAACCTAGTATCTGTAATCTTTTCTAGCATAGTATCCTTTATTAGGTGTTGAAGATAATCCTGGTCTGGACTTTGATTAGATTGTAGCTCATTCCAGTTAGGAAGTCAAGGATCTCCCGTGCAACAAGTTTAAATCAATCATCACTTATCAACAAGTAATGAAGATACGAAGATACGAAGATACGAAACACAGATTGATTTAAAGCCTCTAGGAGCGATTTAAGGTACTAACCCTAGTGCTGGTATTACCTAAGTACTTTAAACTCAACCAAGAGCCTTCTAGGTGCCTTAGAATTGATCCTAGGAAACCAAAGGTACCATGGTTATACGAAACCGAGCACAATCTATTCACTTAACCTTGTTCTGCTTCTCTAACCACCTGATACTTGCACTGAAAGCAGGCATCAAACCAAAAGACAAAGGAAACTGACCTACTTTACTTGTTTCTTTGTACTTAATCTTGAAACCAACGAAAGGGTTACCTTCAGAAGCTTCTTGAAACCAATGACCTTCTAGGTAACTTGCATCAGCAGGATATTCCTGTACCTTGACAGAATCAATAAAGCTTTGTGTCTTTGTACCTAACCTGATTTCTTGCTTAACCTTTAGGAAATCAGTCTTGTGCTTGTAGTAATCCTTGAACATGCAAGAATCAGGGATGAAAGAATCCTTTACTTTAAGATTGAAAGCTTCTTGCATCTTTAAATCGTACATAGCTGAAGCTTTTGCTTGAGCTTCCAGGATACCAAATTGCTTTATGCTGAAGTAACTTACTTCAACCCAGGACTTAACCTCTTTCCTGAACAAACCCTGCATTACTTCAGCATAAACGCAATGAACCTTAAAGGATAATTCCTTGGTATCAGGGTTGATGTAGATTTTAATTCCGTTATTGAATAATTCCTTAGACAGCTTCTTAGCTGGATATTTCTTATAAGCTAACTTATCGGCACCTTCAACAAAGTGATATACTTGTTTGAATTTACCTTTACCTTCAATGACTTTCTTTAAACCATTGATCATATGCAACTTATCTTCAAGTTTAACTTTAATCCTCTTTGACTTAGTCTTACTAACCTTAGTCTTCTTTGTTGTCTTATCTGGTTCAATGAGTTCAGTTGTTTCTTCTGTCTCTGCAAGTAGCATGTCTTTTCCCTTTACTTTGCTGTTGAAGACACAACTCTATCTGATTTGGTACAACAAGTCAATAGATGAAGAGACCTATGTAGGTAAGACACAACAAACCAAACAGACAAAGAGACAAAGAAAAAGATCCTACAGAATTTCTTCGGTAGGATCTTATCTATTCTATTCTTTATTATCTGGTAAGGAGAACAACCTTGTTACTTGGTAATCTTGGTAATCTTGTTATCTCTTTGTTTATCTTGCCTATCTTGTCTATCTCAGGTGACACGGATATTCCTAAGTTATTTCTACGTTAGTAAATAACTACTAGGGTGCATCTTGTACTCATCTGTATCTTCTCTGTATCTTAGATATAACCTACGTTAGTAAGTTTATCTAAGGTTACTTATCTTGTTAGTTAACTGTTTCTAAGTTATAACCTTAGTTATTACCTAGGTTATTACTTAAGTTATATTCTTAGTTATTTCTTAGTTATTTCTTAGTTATTTCTTAGTATATTCTAAGTATTATAAGATTATCTGAGTTCATTTCGGACGGAGTTATGCCCTTAGGGCGAGTTCAGAGAACCACCCAGAGCATAATCAAACTTGTTATCTTGAGACGATCCCAGGACGACTTATCTTGTCTAGACGAATAGATGTACGTTAAAAAGTTAAACTATCAAAGTAAAATCATAATCATCTGCCTTCCCCGACAAGACTCTGCTAAAGCAGGGTTATAAGGGCTGAATCTGTTAGCGCTAATTGGCACAAACGCTGGCGAGAAGTTGAAGCTATCAACTTGCGTAGGATATGTTGTCTGCTATCCTACCTACCGAGTCAGTTCAGATGCATAAAGCTGTAAATGCACCAGATCTTCTAATAGTCGCATGTAAGTTGTTATTTGTCAAGCTTTTCTGCTTAAAAATTAAGCACATCACCAAAATAAAGTTCAAAGTACCTAAGAACAACCCTTCTGCATCCTCTGCTACCTTTAACCTGATGTACAGCACCTTCAGGAAGGCCCATGGAAGCCTCTTGGTTGAATTCTTTCTACAAGTTGATACCAGCCCCATCTAAGCCTTTCCAGAGGCTCTAAAGGGCTTTAAATCCTTCGTGGTATCTTTTAGATTGACTCCCAGGTTATAATAAACTTAGAGAATAATTCTATTCTCTTTTATTTGCAAATAAAGAATTAGTTAACTAAGAAAGAATTTATGCCAACTACAGTAACAGAATTTATCCAAGACAGAGCAGGGAAGATGACGTTTGAAATGTCCGATGGGTCGGTTAAGACGTTTGATCCTCTAGGTGTAACTTCATCTGGGGTTGGTATTGTACTAACTGCTGACCAATTTATCTTGAATGATACAGGATCTACTGCAAGAAACCAAAATACAACCGTATTGCAGAATGCTTTTGCATCACAAGGTGCAGTTTATTTACCACCTGGTGATATTTGTCATAATCCGTTTGTAGCAACTGGCTCACCAAGAGTAATTGGTCAAGGTTCAGGAGACGCATATGGCCCAGAAGATATTGGTGCAGGAGTCATTGATCGTACTCTTTTTGCAGGTACAGCTAACACAATTTTACGCACAGTGCATGACTCTGGTGCAGGTATTACATTCCAACAACCAGGTGTAAAACTAGAGTCAATCAAGTTTATCAATTTAACTACACCAGCAGGCAGCAACGATCAGGTGTTAGTACTTGCTGGCCCCGATAGTACACGCTCGAAGCGCGCTGATGGTTTCAAAGTCACTGACTGCGTTTTTGTCGGAGGCTACACCCAACTAAAGATCGGCTCATGCCTTGGCTACGGCATCTTCAATAATGGTTTTACCGACCCAAGCGGAGGATATTCGCTTTGGATTGAGAACTACATGAACGGTGACGAAGGTGACCCCGCCATTATTGGCAACACGTTTAATGCATACAGTCAAGTTGCAGAATCTGCTGTTTATTTCAAAGCAGGTGGTGGTATCAAGTTTGTTGGTAATAAAATCAATCGCCAGCCTGGAAATGCTACAGGATCTCGCTTTTACAAGAGAGGACTTCTGATCCAGCCAACCACAAGTACATCTGTTTTACTAGTTACAGGTAACTCCATTGAAAATGTACTACAAGGGGCTATTGTTTTAGACTGTACTACTGCTGGTTTCTATGGGAATGTAAATATTACTGGTAATGAATTTTATTTTGTAGCCGGTGCAGTAGATTTGGCATCAATCTACGTATTTGGTAGAAATGGTACATCATTGAAGGGTGGAAATATTAGTAATAATGTCCTTCAATCTTGTGCAGGAATACGTCTTGCTAATATCAATGGTTACAATGTTGGGGTAAATACACATCGTCAGCCATCCGGAAGCACACTGGTAAAACTAGAAGGTGCAGCAGAATCGACCAAAGTTGCAGAGCAGGTCTATAGTGAATTGCCTACAGCAACAGACACTACACTGTACGGTAACTTTTCACTCGGAAGCTCTCGTGCATTGGAAAGATTTGAGCCAAAGTATTCATTTTCCCGCAACGTAAACTTTACAGGCGTAGGTAAAAATGTCTGGAAGAACTTCCTTTCTCTTGATACACAGTCATTTGAAGTATTTACGATTAGTGCAAAAGTACAAGGGTCTGCATCAGGAGTAGGTGCATCTGCCATTGAGTTTAAACGAAGAATTACCCGTGACAGTACAAACCCTGTTCCATTCACTATTGGAACTGATAGTGGATTAAGTAAAATCAGTGGAACTATTACTGCTGTAACACCAACTACTTCAGATACATCTGCTAGTGCTCAAGATATATCAATGCGCTTTGTATCAAGTGGGAGTAAAATTATTCTTCAGTTACAAGTACCATCTTCAAGTTCAGCTATTGGTACTGACTACTTCGTAGGTACACTACACGTAGACATCGAAGGCTCTGTGCAGTCAATTATTTATCCTATCGGTTAATATAATCATGCACCTAACCAAAGAAAAACAACAAGAACTTCTACCTCTTTTGATTGGGCAATGCCGATATAATCCCAGAACAGGGACTATCCTAACAGAAAGAGACGGTATTTTAACCTCTTCAAGTTCTTCTTTGGTTATCCGCAGCTTCTTGCACAGGGTTCCTCAGAAGCTTGCTGCTTGGTTATTGTCTGGTGAAGATTTCGTACCCTCTGACAAGGAAATCCTTTGCAGAAACCTAGACGAGCAGGATTTAACCAGAAGAAATTTATGCTTGGTAGATAAAACCAACTATAAAAGAATTAAAAGAATCATTTGCAATACAACAAAGCATTACAAACTCAAAGAACATCCTACAGATATTTTCAAGGTTATGACAACTTGGATTGATGTAGAAAAAGGTTCTAAGAATAAGAAAGTATTCGAAGATTCTGTTGTAGCTAGGAAATTTATCAAAGCTAGACTATTTGCTCTAATAAAAGAACTAGAAAGACTGGGTGTAAATCTAGAAGAAGCTGAGTTATTCCTGAGTAGACCTTGGGTTTGAACGCAGAGCGTGAAAACAAAGGGTGTGATCAACAAGGGTGCAACATTAGAATATTTCATAATCCAAAACAAAGTATTGCAAAATAACTAATCAAGTGATAGAATTGGTTCTTAATTATATTCAGGGATATTTACATGAAATTAGCTAGTTATAAAGGAACCAGACCTGGGTTAAAAGGTTTATTCAACAGAGCAGTAAGGTGGTGGACTAATTCTATCTATTCTCATAATGAACTTATTTTCAACAATGGAATCTCTGCTTCATCCTCTGGTTCTGATAGTGGTGTAAGGTTCAAGGTAATCGAATACGATCTAACCAAATGGGATATTTTCACGTTAGATATCCCTGCTGAAAAGCAAGATCAAGCTTGGAGATGGTTCTGTGAGCATAAGGGGCAGTCTTATGATTACCTTGGTTTATTGGGGTTTGTTTGGAGACGAGGTACTCAAGATAAGAAGAAGTGGTTCTGCAACGAAAGCATCGGAGCTTCTTTGGGTTTAATTAATCCTGATCTGTTTACACCAGGGCAGTTTCACGATATTATGAAGGAAATGTATGGAAAACGGTAACAATAACAAAGATCAAGGATGGTCAGCTTGGATTAGAGACAAGGTTCTACCTCCACTGATTGTAGCTTTCATTTGTGTATCTGCCGGTGGTGGAGTGTCTGCTTATCGCAAACTAGATGCTGTGGCTGTAGCACTTCAACAGCAAGCTGAAACAAACAAGATCCTCGATGCTAGGCTTACCAAAGCTGAATCAGAGATTGTTGTTATCCGAAGTCAAATGGTAGGTTGGGATGTACTAAAGCGAATTGAACAATCCTTGTCTTTACTTGCTGCCAATGGTGATTCAAACAAAGGTGTAAAAGCAATTGCCAATAGCCTACAAGTTGAGCTACAAAGTAGACGAGAGTTTAATCAAAGTAGATGAATCTCTCTTGACAAATAACTAAACTCAAGTTATACTTAAATCTCAAGTACAGCTTAGCTTCTATTCCTTGCTGAGTGACCTAGGCTCCTTCTTCTTTGATTAAGGAAATCCTTTATATCTTCACGGATGATTTCTATCTGTACTTTGAAAACCTATCTGTATCTTCTAGAGGTTTAATTTCCTTTACTCTAGATTAACCAGATTCTGAGATCAGTAACTCAGGGTTATACTTAGGTATAACCAATAACTCTCTAAATAATAATGGGTGTTATTGGTTATATTTAAGGGCGCTTCGTATAATGGAGAATACCGAAATCTTCTAAGTTTCTAATGTTTGTTCGATTCAAACAGTGCCTACCATAAATAATCTGTGTTTAGGCTAGTCAGGTCAAGTCTCTTCGTTTGGAACGAAGTCATCGTAGGTTCGAATCCTACAGCACAGACCACAAATCAATCGCGAGATAACTCAGCCCGGTAGAGTGGGAGCCTCATGAGCTTCAGTCATCTGTTCGAATCAGATTCTTGCGACCAAGTATTACTCAGTAGCTCAATTGCTAGAGCAGCGGCCTCCAAATCCGTAGGTTGAGAGTTGGAATCTTTCCTGGGTAGCCAGCACAATAATAACAATATGTCAAATAATAATAAATCAAAGGTCTGCTCAGGTTGCCTAAACAAAGCAGGTACCAGAAGTAACCTCTGCAAAGAATGCGAAAAGCTCAGACGAAGTATCTTCCCTATGGATTCCATTGCATTGGATGCAAGATACGAAATCAGTCTAAGTGACTTTCATGATGTTCTGAATCCTACTGGTAAAACACCAGCTAGAATTTCAGAAGATTAATTAAAGAATACCCTACCTTAGGTATCGTTTAGGTTATCGCTAACATATTCATTGCTCGCCAAAGTTAATGAAATGCGCAGGTGTCTAAACAAAAGAATCTTGGACTTAAACCAAGGGATAGCATGGCTGCTTTCCTAAGTATCTTTTGAGGTATTTAGGCTAGTAGCCTTTTGGCTTTGGTAAACCAAACAGGAGAAAACAAATGGTATTTAAAAGACGAGAAGAAAACGGTGGTGAAGTAGATCCTAACATCAACACCAAAGGTAGAATTAAACCAACTAGGATGCTCACCAATAAGGAGATTCGTCATAACGAAATGATGACTCTGCTTCGGAAGTTCAGACCGCATGTAGCTAAGGCTGTCATGACTGCTGTGAATGTAATGGGTAAGGAAGATTTAGCTGAGACTACTAAGCTAAAAGCTGCGGTGATTATCTTGGATAATTATAAGCAGTTGGTAGGTACGGTTTATGACAAGGATTATGATGAGGACGAAGGTGAAGCTATTTCTGAACAAAGCCAGCCTGTGTTTAGTTTGAAGATGATTGGGAATGACGAAAGTAGCTCAGAAACTTAAAGAGGTTTAACTAAGACTAGGGTGGCCGCCCGAAAGGAAGACTCCTTCGCTTCTTGTCTTAGTTTTCAGTTTAGAAGATGAAGGGATTATACAAGAGGGATCTAATGAAAAATTTATCAAATACATTTTATGTGTATCTGCACAAGAAAGCCACCGATGGTTCTGTTTTCTATGTAGGAAAAGGCAAGGGTAAAAGAGCTTACAGTAAGTTTTCCCGAAACATACATTGGAAACGCACAGTTGAAAAATACGGTTATTTTGTTGAAATATACAAGGACGGACTTTTAGAAGAAGAAGCTTTCAAGCTAGAAGAAGATTTGATCTTGTTCTATGGTTTTGACTCTTTGACAAACATGACGCTTGGTGGTCACACAACCACGGGTTATAGCCATACAGAAGAAAGCATCACTAAGATGCAGGAAATTGCAAGACAGAGAATGCAAGATCCAAAGGAATTTGAAAGGTGCATGAACAATCTGCATCTTCTGCACGAAAAACAGAGAAATGACCCCGAGTACAGAAAAGAAGTATCAGAGAGAGTTTCTAATTACTACTCTACTGTTTCAGATGAAGAAAAGAAGGTACGAGTAGCTAAGATGCTCAAAACCATGAGTGACCCAGAGAAGCGGGCAAGTTGGATTGAGAACGTGAAAGCAGCCCAAACACCGGAGGTTCGGGCAAAAGCTGCTGCTAAATCAAAACAGACATGGGAAAATTTACCAGACGACATTAAAAAAAGTAGGGTTAAAAAGCTTACTGAATTTTTAAAAAGTGACAATACAAGGAAAAGGTTAGTTGAATGCCTATCTGAGCCTGTTGTAGTAAATAGAAAGTATATTTTCAGTTCTCACCAGGAGTTGGATAACTATTTTAACAAGAAAGGTAGTTCTTCTAACTCACTTCGAACAGCAATCAAAAATGGGTATATCGGAAGTATCTACAAAGGTCACTTATTTGAGAAGTACGATAAAGATACTCATAAAGACTTGCTTCCTGTAAACGGTCCAATTGGAGAGATATTTACATTTACTCTACCCACCTCAGTTGCTGTTTTTGCTAACGATACTCTGTATCTTTCACCACGGCACGCTGCGGTTGAACTTCTTGGAAAAGAAGGTAGAAATATTGACTCTACAGCAGATTGGTTGTCTAAGAAAGCAAAAGCAAATCATGAGTCCTTTGGTTATACTTGGCGAGTTGCAAACAAAGACGAGATAAATAACTATCTTATCAAAACAGTTGAGAGTTATCATGAAAACATCCATTGATAACAAACCTGTGCTTATCGGGCCACGCAGTAAAAAACAGGAAATGTATATTAACAGCAAGGCCGATATTGTAGTTTTCGGTGGCGGGGCTGGGAGCGGCAAGAGCTACCTCGGGGCAATGGATATGTTAAAGTACACAGATGACCCGAAGTTCAGAGGTTGTGTAGTTCGTCGTCTTTCACCCCAAATTCACGGTCCAGGCGGCATCTTCGAGACATTTGTGAGTTTACATAGCTTAGTCTATGGTAACAAACTAAAGATTGCTAAACGGGATGGTATTATCAGATACCCATCTGGTGCAACCATTTCTTTTAGACACTGTCAACACGAAGACGATAAACATACTTTCCAGGGCTGGCAAATTTCAAGCTGTCTCGCGGATGAAGGTCAGCAGCTAACAGAGAGTCAATGTGTTTACTTGATGAGCCGCCTTAGGTCAGAAGCTAAGATGAAACCAACCATGCGCATCACATGCAACCCTTCACAGGGTTATTTGCGTAAATGGCTTGATTGGTATCTTGAGGGCCCTGACGGCATGCCGATTCCTGAGAGGTGTGGAGCGCTTCGGTATTTTACAATGAAAGACAACGAGATGGTGTGGGGAGATACACCTGAAGAGGTTCTATCTAAAGTGCCAAATTGTATCCCTCTTTCATTTACATTTATTTCAGCTAATGTCTATGATAATCCTGTCTTGATGGAAAGACAACCTGAGTACGTTGCTTGGCTTGAAGGCCAAGACCGATGTACCCGAGCAGCTTTGCTAGATGGTGCATGGGATGTTATCCAAGGGCATACTGCTTATTTCCAAAAGGGTTGGTGCAAGGAAGTATTTGACGCACCTCTGAGTACAAAGAGGGTGAGGGCATATGACCTATCGGGATCAGTTCCGAGTGAGGTTTATAAAGACCCAGACTATACCTGCGGTGCTTTGCTCAGTAAGACTAAAGACAGCATGTACACCATTGAAGACGTAAAACGACTTCGTGAAAGAGTGTATGGAGTTGAGCAGTTTATCATGAAGCAAGCAGAGATTGACGGTCCAGATGTAACTATTGTCATCCCTGTAGACCCAGGCAGTGCTGGTAAGTCTTATGCCTCTAATTTGCAGAAAAAGATTGCTGAAGCTGGTTATCATTGCAAGCTTCACCCTATGGGTAATAAAAACAAGATGCAGAGGTTTAAGCCTTTTGCAGCAATTGCTGAAGCTGGCTTCTGTCAATATGTCCCAGGCGAATACGAAAACTGGTTCTTTGATGAATTAGAAAGATTCCAGGGGGATGGTAAAGGGCATGATGATGCTGTTGACGCAATAGCTTCTGCTTTCTGGTACTTAACCAGAAACAATTCACTCCCCGAATTCTCCCTCCCTGACTTCACTACTCCTTCAGCCTTTGCATTCAACTAAAATAACTACAAACATAAAAGGAACCTGCTAGATGGCAGCAAAGAAAACAACTCAAGAACCTGTTCAGAAAGCAGCCTCCGTAGATTCTCCTGATCGTTTCAAGCTTGGCGAAATGGGTAACTTAGGTGTAAGGATTTTCAACGGAGTATCTCAAGAAGAAATCCGTCGAGAACTTACTTATCCTTTTGCTGTAAAGACCTATAAGCAAATGTCTTATCATAGCAGTATTGCTGCTGCTTTGAATCTTTACGAAGTTCTTATTTCCCAAGCTGAATACAAAGTAGTAGAACCTGAGAATGCAACTGCTGAAGAAAAAGCTCAGACTAAATTCATCAAAGAATGCCTGAACGACATGGAAGGTACTTTTGGTGAGTTCATCAAAGATACTCTAAGTGCTCAAGTGTACGGTTTTAGTATCACTGAAAAGGTATTCCGCCGCAGATTAACTTCTACTGGTAGCTCCTTCAATGACGGTAAGATTGCTTTGCGCAAACTAGCTCACCGCAGCCAAGATACTATTGAAAAGTTCATCTATGACGCAACAGGTAATGATATTACTGGCATCAAGCAGAACCTTTCTTTGATCGGTAATACTTACGATAGATTTGAAAACCGAAACAATGAAGTAGTTCTACCCAGAAGTAAGTTCTTGCATGTTCGCCTAGGTAGACACCGTGGTGACCCTTACGGTAAATCACCTTTGTCTCAGGTGTATTTTGCGTACAAATATCTGACAACTGTAGAAGAACTAGAAGGTACAGCCTTGGCTAAAGACCTTGTAGGTATTCCTGTTCTGAAAATCCCAGCTAGTTATTTAGCTTCGGATGCCGATCCAAATAAGAAAGCTGTTGCTGATAACTTCAAGAACATGCTTCGGAATATCCAGCAAGGTGCTCAGTCAGGTATCATGATTCCTTCTGATGCTAATGAAGAAACTAAGGTTCCTTTGTTTTCGTTTGAACTTGCAGCAGCTAATGGTAAGAAACTTGTTGATACTTCTCAACTGAAAGCTTATTACACAAACCAAATCATGACTACTCTCTTGGCTGATATCCTTATCATGGGTCAAGGTAGTACAGGTTCTTACGCTCTTGGCAGCTTAAAGAATAACATGGTTGGTGCGATGTGTAAGTACCTTCTGAATTCTATTCTAGAAGAAGTCAATCGTGACCTGATTAAGCAACTATACGAATTAAATGGTTTTGACACTACCAGAATGTGCAGAATTGATTCTGATTCAGTAGAAGAAACACCAATTGAAGAATTATCTAAGGCTTTCCAACGAGCAGCTAGTACAGGTTTGATTGAGCTTGATAGAGCAGTTCTGAATAGAGTACGAGATATGCTTGGCATTGATACTTTACCAGCAGAACAAGAAGTACAAGAAGATAAGTTAACAGGGAATACTTCTAAGTCAGGTGAAGGTATGAAAACTACCGGGTCTGGAACGAGTTTATCTCCAAACGGAATTGATACTTCAAGTAATAATGCCGACAATACGGCTTAAATAAGAAAGATAAGAAATGCCTAATGTAACAGAAATGCGAATGGACCTAGCCGGTAAAATTACCTTTGAGCTAGATGATGGTACAACTAAGATTGTTGACCTAGCTAACTTACCAGCAGGTGGAGGTGGTGGTTCAGTAACAGCTAATGATATTACCGATGCTGGTACTTCTGGTAAAGATGTACTTCGTGCCAGTACTGTAGCCGCTATCAAGACTGTTCTAGCTCTTGTTAAAGCTGATGTAGGTTTAGGTAATGTAGACAATACCTCTGATGTTAATAAGCCGGTCAGTACAGCACAAGCTACTGCTATTGCACTCAAGGTTACAAAGACAACAATTGCTCCTGGAAGTACACTGGCTTCTATCATTACAGCAGGTAAGACCACTGATTCTCTGAATGGTGCAGAAGGTATTAATGGTGCAGGCGGTTCAGCAATTATTCACTCGGGTGCAATCCAACCTTTTGGTTTTGGTGGGTATGGTGCTTGCAGTTTCACTGGCGATACTGGTGTAACAGTAGTGGATATCAGGAATACAGGTGCAACAAACCCAGTCTGGGCAATCCAACCAACAGGCGCAAACTCCTACAATATTATTGGTTCAAAGGCTTAATATGGGAGTTAGACAGTTTACATTAAATGCTATTGCTTCTGTAATCTTATCAGCAGTGGTTGTAACAGGTGTCAGCACTGCATCTCAATTGGAATCTGCTATGAGTACAGCAACTTCCTCTTCTGTTATAAGAATTGATGCAAATATCTCAGCAACAGTTCCAGGAACTGTTTTGAACATCCCAGGTGGTTGTACAATTGAAGAAAGTGCTTCATTTTCACTATCTGGCTATTACTTAAATTGTCAAGCATCAGGTCTCTATAGTACCACAAGAATTGGTACAGTACCTAAAAGATTAACAATTGTTAGTCCTACAACAAATGCTACAAATACTGTTCTGGGTACTGTTCATCTAGAGAATGGAAAATTTGTTTTAAATGCAAATGTACAAGGAGCAAATGGAGGCGGCAATAAGAACGGTAATCTTGTAAGTTTCTTTACATCTAATAATAACAGAGTTGAGGCAGATATTTATGGGAATTATCAAACAGCATCAGCGGACTGTGTAGCTATTGATGTAGGTACAAATCCTGTGCCATCTACAAGTTATATGAGAGCCTGGGGTTGTGTATTCAGGTCACCAGGGACAGGAAGCTCTGATAATTGGTTTACAAATCATGGTAACTGCTCATCATACGCAATTGCTTGTGATTTTGCTAACCCTGGAACAACTGGTCCAGGTATTAATAGTGCTCCTGTAAATTCCACTATGGAAATCTATGGTGGTCAGATTGATATGACAGGGTCAGCAGGAACCACATCTTCTGACTTATTTCTGACTAGATTAGTTGGAGTAAAAATAATCGGAACATCTTCAAACAATATTAAGTTAGTAGCAGATTCGAATAAAAGTAAACCAAGTTATGCACTCAGGTGTCAGTCTTCTATTAATATCCTAGCATCTGGTGTACATGCTCTGAGTCCAATTTGGGCAGAAATTGAATTAACAACAGCAGATAAATATATTGGTGTAATTAGTTCAGGCACTGATTATGTCGGACCTTCTCTTTGGATGGCAAAGATCAAAGGTACTTGCAACTCAGGATCAACTTCTGTTATCTGGTTAAAAGGTGATGCTACAATTTACAATCTTACCAGTAACCATACTTCAGTAACAAATTCTGTAGCAGTTAGATATGGCTATTCAAGTACATCCACTGTAAATATCTATAGAGCTAGTATTAATTCTGCTGGAGCTTTAAATATTGCATTTGCTACAAGAAACGACATGGCAAATACTACAGTCAACATTATTAACAGTAAAGTAAAAGCTGGTGCTGGTGGTTATACAAATAGTGTCTCTGGTGCAGCATTTAACTTAGTTGGTACAACTCTAACTGATACTGAGCCTACTTCCGCTCTTACTGGTTGGTTAAATGAATCCCCAGAACTTGCTGCTGATGCAACATGGGTTAAGGTCAAAGCATTTTTAAATACATGTCCTGCACTCCCAGGTGATACATCACTGAGTTATCCCACAAATTCAGATAATTACATTTAACACATAAATTGACAATTAACCAAACAGGTGATATAATTAATTTTATATCGCTTGTTTTAAGGAGATAATATTGAACCCAGAGGATAATACAAAAAGTAAAATCCCAATCCTGAAATCAAATGATCCTTTACTCAAGCAAGTTTTATTTGTAGTAATGCAACCTGATGTAGTAGATGCTCATGGTGACATTACTTCAGAAGAAGAAGTTAGAAAAGCTTGTCATAGTTACAATTTGGCTTGCAACAGAGCTAACTTGTTTCACCTAGCACAGACAGAAACCTTCTCTACTGTTGAATCCTATATTACACCAGTTGATCTCCAGATTGGAGATAGATTTGTAACTAAAGGTTCTTGGTTAGCTAACCTTCAGATCCACGATGAAGACCTTTGGTTAGCTATTGAATCAGGTGAAGTTAATGGAGTAAGTATTGGTGCTATGGCTGATACTGAGAAGATTACAGAATAAGGAAAATAATGTCAGATACAATTAAACCAAAACGCAAGCTAAAGAATATTGACTTCTCAGGTGACACTGCTCATCTTGCTCTTGTAAGCAAAAGTCAAGGTGGTCCAGCAAATCTTTCACCAAATGCTCTCATCCTGAAATCAGGTGAAGGATCTTCGGAGTTTATCCAGAAGATGCAAAAAGTTAAAGTAACAATGGAAATTCCAGAGTTCCTTGAAACCTTCTTCTGTTTGTACGAAGATGATGCTGAAGTACTTGCAGCTATGATGGGTTATACCGAAGGTTCAGGAGAAGATGACGCTGGTACTTATTCCAGAGAATCATTCTGGTCTTGGTATCGTGAAACTTACCCAGATCAATCTATTTGGGATCTAACTCCTGAACAAGAAGATGCAGCTTACCAAGAGTACATCACCGCTCAACTGTCAGGTATCGAAATTATCAAGTCCCTAAAGGGTACAGATAGTCAAGTAAAAGCTTTGACTCAACTTGATGAAGATTCTTATCTTTCTTTCGCTATTGCGCAAGAAAAGGTAGAAAAGGCTCTGAAGAATAAAGATTCTGCTGTAGCTAAGTTCAACGAAGAAAAGAAGGTAGTCCTAAAGGCTGCTAAGACAACTAAAACCAAAGAGGTAAATATGCCAGGAGAAATCCAAGAGGATCTTCAAACTTCTTTCGTAGCCCTGCAAAAGTCATTTGAGGATACTCAGACTTCTTACGTTGCGCTACAAAAGTCCTTTGAAGGCCAAAAGGTTGAACTTCAGAAAGCTCAAGAGATTGTAGCAGAACTGAAGAAGGAAAAACAAGAGCAAGTTGAAAAAGCTCGCTTTGAAGTAATGAAGGCCGCTGTCAAGGATGAAGCTAAGGCTGTTGTTCTTTTCAAAGCTGTCAAGGATTCTTCTGATGAAGATTTCCAAGCTGTTGTTAAGTCTCTGACTGAGATTAGCAAGGCTGTAGAACAAAGTGATTTGTTCATTGAAAAGGGTACTTTCGGAGAAGGTAACCAAGTTGAAGAAGAGTCGGCAGTCGCCAAAATTCTTAAGTCCAAGCAAGTTAAATAATCAAAATATTGGAGATATAAATGGCACTGCTATTCACAGAAAATTATCGTTTTAGCCACCTTGTTAAGGCTGAACTATGGCCCGAAAAGGCTTACTGCCGTACCGTAGCTGTAGCCAACGAAGCTGCTGCTAAGACCTACGCTGTAGGTACTGTTCTAGGTAAGGTAACTGCTTCAGGTAAGTACAAAATCTGCGTACAGAACGCCGCTGATGGTTCACAAACTCCTGCTGCTCTGGTTCTAGCTGACTACTCTGTAGCTGCTACAACCGACACCAAGGTTCTGACCCTCACTCGTGGTCCTGCTGGTATCTCTAAGGCTGCTCTAGTTCTAGATGCTTCCTTTGGTACTCAACCTCAGAAAGATGCTGCTTACGCTTCTATCGAAGCCCTAGGTATCATGGTTCTGGAAGCTGTCTAATTCTTAACAGAATAGATAATAAATAACATATTAAGAATTGGAAATAAAATGCAAATTCGTTCCTTTGCTAATGGCTTTGAACTAAGTGACTGGACTTCAGAGCTTCAAATCATCCCTAATACATGGGGTCTAGTTAATTCACTTGGTATTTTCCAAGATGAAGGTATCACAACCTCTACTGTAGTTCTGGAAAGCCGTGAAGGTTCCCTGGGCTTGCTACAAGACACCGTACGTGGTGCTCGTGTACAAGTAAACAAGGATGATCTATCCAAGATTCGTTCATTCGCTGTTCCTTACTTTACCGACGATGATTACCTGACCCCTCTGGATCTGCAAGGTAAGCGCATGTACGGTACTGCTGCCCAACCTGATAACGAAGCTGCTGCTATTGCACGCAAGCTACAACGCATTCGTCAGAACCACGCGATTACCCAAGAGTTCGCACGTTGCCAAGCTATTACTGCTGGTACTGTCTATGCTCCTAATGGTACTGTTTCTACTGACTTCTATACTGAATTCGGTGTTACTCGTAAGGTAGTTGGTTTTGACCTTAATACTGCTACTGCTGAAGTTATTGGTAAGTCCGAGCAAGTAATTGCTCATATTCAAGATAACGTGCAGAATGGTTCAGTTGTAAACGATGTCATGGTTCTTTGCAGTCCTGAGTTCTTCGCAGCCCTGATCTCTCATGCATCTGTCAAGGAAGCTTATAAGTACTACACCTCTAATGGTAACCAAGAACCTCTGCGTCAGCGCCTAGGTGCTGGTCTGTATCGTACCTTTGTTCATGGTGGTCTGTCCTTCATTGAATATCGTGGTTCATACAACGGTACTAAGCTGATCCCCGCTAACGAAGCTTATGCTATCCCTGTTGGTGTAATGGATATGTTCAAGACCTTCTATAGCCCTGCTAATAAGTTTGGTTTCGAGAATACCATTGGTGTCCCTGGTTATGTGTTCACTTACCGTGATCCTAAGGGTGAAAAGATTGAAATCGAATCAGAAATCGCTTTCATGAACCTGATCAACCGTCCTCAAGCTGTTGTGCGTTGCACTATCGCGGCTTAATTCTTAATCCGCTCAGTTCGTCGTAGCCTGTTTTCACAGGCTTCTCTTCACCATTGCTTTGAAGAGAACGACAGAACCTTTCCTCTACTCCGGTAGAGGTTTACCAAAGAGTATCTTACTCAGGTATTCTTTGTTAAAACGAAAGGATAACAAATGCCTTATTCAAATAATCCCGGAACTGTACCCAGGGACAAGGTTTATATCGAGTTAGGTTTAACTGATCCTACTCAGAGTTTACTGACAGATGAAGAAGTTGATTACTATCTTGAGCGCGCATCGGATGATACTGTAAATGCTTCTGTAGCTGCTGCAAGAATGATCCTATTTAAGCTTGCTCAGATGACTAGATTCAGAAATGATACTCTAGAAGTATTTGCTTCTGATCAGATGAAACAATGGCAGCAAGCCCTTGAAATGTACATTGCAGCTAATGATCCTGAAAGTTCAAAGAGAAGTCTAGCCACAGCATTTACAAAAGCAAATGGTTATGCTGGTGGTATTAGTAAAACAGATATCAAAGCTAATGAAGATACTTCTGATAACAACTTTGTAAGTAAAGCTAAAGACAAGAATATCTCTGATATCCCAAGCTTTATTGATTTTACTTTCTAAGGACTTGGTATGTCAGATCCATTCCTAGAAGGTAATAGAAACCTAGTTAATCAACTTGGGTTACTCTGCACTTATAAGGTAGTTCAGCAAGGTGCTTACGATGTAGACACAAGCTCTGTTAGCACAACTACCACTGAGTATCAAGTAAAAGCTGTTCAAGGTAATCTTAGAAAGTCAGAACAAGAATCACCTAATTTTATTGGTAAGCAATCTTGTGCTTTGTACATTCTACCAAGTGCTTTATTTGTACCTAAACCTTCTGATTCTGTTGTTTATGATTCAGATAACCTAGAAGTTAAAGTAGTCATCAAGCAAAGGGGTCTACAAGGCTCTGTAGCGGGCTACAAGCTACTTTGTGTAAAGGGTTGACCTTATGGTTACCTTTGACTCAGAGGACTTCCAGAAGCAGCTACAGGACATTGCTAAGAGGTTTAGAGAAAAGCTTGAAAAAGGTACAGAAGATTTTATCTACAGAACAGCGGATATCTTAATCCAGAGTACACCTTATGGTGATGACAAGGTTTACCAAAGTCTTTACCTGAAGCGAGAAAAAGAAACAGGTCTTGCACCTTTTGCTGGTTTCTCCAAAGGTTCTTGGATCATGTCTTTTGATACCCCTGCTTTTGTTGGTGCAATTGTTCCTGATAATAAATCAGGTGGCAAATCTCAAGCACGTAACCACGCCATTGCTCATGAATTCCAACTAGGTGACGTTGTGTATATTACCAACTCAGTACCTTATATTGAGAAGCTTGAGAAGGGTAGTAGTCAACAAGCACCTGAAGGTATCATGGAAATGAGTCTTGGTAAACTGGAAAGACTATACGGTCTGAATGTAGCTAAGATCCTTACAGGTCATAAATAAGGAATAGGATGTATAGATGCAAGAACTACTAGATATTCGCAAAGCATTTGAAAAATCCCTGAAAGCTCTTGACCCTGCTTTTCCTACAGCTTATGAAAACACTTCATTTGAACCAGTTAAAGGTCAAGCTTATCAAAAGGTAAAGCTACTTCCTAATCCTCCTGACAACCCTACTTATGGTGATTTATTCAGGCGAGAATCAGGAAGTTTTCATATCTACCTTTGCTTTGATGCACATAAAGGTACAAACGATGCTTTTTTGAAAGCAGGTCAGATTCAGGATTTTTATCACAGAGGTAAAACTCTAACAGAGGGTTCACTAGAAGTTGTAATTCTAGGTACTCCACAGATCGCAGGTGCGATTACAGCAGATGATAGGTACATTGTTCCTGTCTTAATTGAGTACTACTCAAACATCAATAGATCAATTTAACGGAGGATTATTTGTCTTATTTTAAATTGATAAGTAAATCTGAAGCAACTAACCGTGTTCGGCAAGAGGTCAAGTTAGGTAAACAATTTTATTGCTACGCTTTACTGGACAATGGGATTCCTTTTTATATTGGAATTGGCTCAAATCCTAGACGAATTGCAAGCCATGTTCGTAAAGAGGGAGGCAAGAATACCTTCAAAACTAATAAGATACAGAACATTACCTCAGAGGGTAGAGAACTTCAGTATTCTATAGTTGCATTCTTTCATTCATGGGTTGAAGCATACCATGCTGAGAAATCTCTGATTCTTTTCTATGGTCGTAGAAATGTAAGGTCCGATGGTATTCTTACTAACTTGACGGATGGCGGAGAAGGCACCCCTGGTTGGGTGGTAACTGATGAAATTAGGAAAGGGATGTCTGAAAGAGCAAAGGGTAAGGTTCGGAGCGAAGAAGCTAAAAGAAAGACCTCTGAATCTCTAAAAGAATACTACAAACACAACCCTAATCCGAACACCGGTAGAAAATTCTCAGATGAGTATAAAAAGAAACTCAGTGACATGAGAAAAGGTGACAAACACCCAGCTTGGGGTAAATTTGGAAAAGATAATCCAAAATATGGTTCAAAAGTTTCTAAAGAAGCTTTGGAAAACATGAAGAGAGGACAGTCTAATCGTTCTCGCAAGAGTAAGCAAAAGGGTGACTCTATTGAAGATGTTGCCCCGGTCAATGAATAAGACCACCTATTAACAAAGAAACTGAAGAGGTATAATCATGGGAAAAATCGCCGCAGGTGTAAAAAAACGCATTGCATACAAGAAGGAGGGTGCTCTTACTTGGGGTGTTCTAGCTGGTCAAACAGGTGGTCAACAACTACGCAGAGTAACTTCGCAATTCAACCTGAAGAAAGCAGTGTACGAATCAGCCGAAATTCGTATTGACTATCAAACTGCCGATATGCGACATGGTGTACGCAGTGCTGATGGCTCTTTGTCTGGTGAGCTATCACCTAAGACTTACTCGGATTTCATGGCTTCGGTTCTAGCCAAGGATTTTGCTGCTGTTACTTCAGCCAGCCCTGGTGCGGTTACTGTAGCTGGTACTGGTCCTACTTATACCGTTACTCGTGCAACTGGTTCTTGGTTCACTGATGGTGTAAAAGTTGGTACTGTAATTCGATTTACTGGTTTGACTGCTACTGCTGACAACGCTAAGAATCTTCTAATTACTAACTTGACTGCTACGGTAGCTACTGTTGTAGTTCTGAATGGTTCTGGTTTGACTGCTGGTGCTACTGCTACCGGTGCAGCTTACACTGTCCCTGGTAAGACTACTTTTGTACCTTTGACTGGTCATACTGATGACTCCTACACTGTAGAAGAATACTTCACTGATATTCTGCAATCAGAAGTCTACACAGGCATGAAGGTTGGTTCGGTTGCTGTCAAGCTACCTGCCTCTGGTTTCTCTACGGTAGACATTGCCTTCCAAGGTAAGGATCGTGCTCAGACTGGTACTACTGCTTACTTTACTTCCCCTGCTGCTCTGGGTTCTAATTCAGTTCTAGCTGCTGTGAACGGTAATCTAGTAGTCAACGGTACTCCTGTAGCTCTATTGACTTCTCTGGATTTCAGCATCGCTCGTACTCTAGAAAATGCAGAAGTAGTTGGTTCTAACTCAGTAGCAGATATGTTCACTGGTCGAATTAAGGTAACTGGTAACTTCAGTGCTTACTTCACTGATGGTACTTTCCGTGATTACTTTGATAATGAAACTACTGTTTCCCTGATCGCTACGATTGCTACTGGTTCTGGTGCTAACGCTGAATTCATCAGCTTTACCATTCCTAAGATCAAGGTTGGTTCTGCTGACAAGAATGACTCTGAAACGGGTCTGATGACTACTCATAGTTTCACTGCTCTACTGAATGACGTAACAGTAAACGGTCTAGAAGCTACTACAATTCAAATTCAAGATTCACAAGCTTAATAGCTAGTATCTTGCTAAACCTCCTGGATTAACCTCTAGGAGGTTTTTCTTTGTCTAACTTCTTGACTATTAACTTTTCTTTTGCTATAATCAAACTTAGAGTCGCTATTCAGCGATTGTCTTAAACTAACATCAAAAGGAATTTATATGGCATTGTTTGACCTAAGCAAGAACAACTTCTCTACCAAGGCAGAAGCAGGTTACGAATTTGAATTGGTTTCTCCTGAAACCTTTGAAGGTACTGGTGTATTCATCACTGTCCGTGGTGATAATAGTCCTGCTGTAAAGGCTTTCAGTCGTCGCAAGTTCCAAGAGTATCAACAACGCGAAGCTGTAGCAAAGCGCAAGGGCAAGGAAGTAGATCCCATGACCCTGGATGATGCCGAAGAACTAGCTGTAGAGAATGCAGTAGTCCGAACGATCGGCTGGAAGGGTCTTGGTGACAAGGGTGTAGAGATTCCCTTTAGCAAAGAAAAGGCCGAAGAAATCTTCAGTACAGTAGGTTACGAATGGATTCGTGAAGCAGTGATTCAGGAGTCTTCAAACCTGCGCAACTTTCTGTGAAGAAGATATTGAGCTTTGCTTGGCATTTGCAGATAACGAATACACCCTAGCAGAGACTCAAAAAGATGGTTGCTCTTATCGTGATCATCTGAAACTAATCGAAGAAAGATCAGGGAAGATTCAAGAAGAGTTGCACTTTGATCCTATTCCTAATTCGTGCTTGCATGTATGGGAATGGTTTCTGCAACTTGACTCAAGTAGACAATCAGGGATGCAAGCTAATCCGATTAGCTTTTCTGACATACAAGCTTTCTTTCAACTGCATAACGTACAACCGGATGATTGGGAAATCAGCCTTATAAAGCAGTTGGATAGAATTGCTCTGAAGCACCATAACAAACCAAGTAAATAGAATAAATAGATCAGCTAAGAATCTATAATTTGGTAACATAGATATCAATTAAGCTACCAAAGAGTAGTGTTTAGCCCTCTTTTTCGAGGGCTATTCTTTTATGGTTCTTTCGGGAGTCATAAACGAATAGGAAACTAGTTTGAATAATAACTAAGGAAGAAATATGCTAGAACTAGCAAGTTTAAAATTCTCGGTAGATACTAGCAGGTTGGAAGCTACCGCTAAGCTACTTGACACTGTAGCTCAAAAAGCTGGCGAGCTAGGTAAAGCTA